GCAAGGTGGTGCGAATATGCCCCAAATGAACAATGGTATGGTGGCTCCACAAGTAACCGATAATTCTACCTATTTCGGAGCCTTGCCAAATAAGACCAGTAACTATATGCCAATCACGGCAGATTTCAGTGCATTTTCTAGTTAAATAGTTGCCCAAGTAAACAAATAATGTGAAGAATATATTATTCGTTTGTAATGAGATAAACAGATCGGCTGTATTCATATACTCAGTAAATAGATGGAAGAAACCCTTAAAACGATTGATTTGAATGGTATTCTAGATCGTTCAAAAATAGAAAATGATATTAAAGAACAATTGAGATTATTTGATACTAATTATAATAATATACAATACAAAAAAGGGTTTTATATATATGGTTCTCCTGGATGTGGCAAAACAAGTTTCGTGACAGATCTATTAAAAGATATGGATTATGATATTATAAAATATGATGCGGGGGATGTGCGCAATAAATCATTGGTAGATACAATTACCAGTGACAATATATCAAACCGCAATGTTTTACATATGATGACGAAAAAGGTGAAAAAAATTGCGATTGTAATGGACGAGATTGACGGAATGAACAATGGCGACAAGGGGGGAATAACCGCATTGATCAAATTAATAAGACAGAAGAAGACCAAGAAACAGCGTCTGGAAAGTACTACAATGAACCCAATAATATGTATTGGTAATTATGCAGTAGATAAAAAAATAAAGGAATTAATGAAAGTGTGTAATGTATACGAAATAAAGACCCCCACTAGCAATCAAATCCAGACAATTTTAAACCAAACGATACCAACTATAACTACGTCAATCGACATTACGATGCAATTGTTATTAAATTATATACAACTTGACATGCGCAAACTAGGGTTTGTATATGATATGTTTAAAAACGGTTCACAATTGTTAAATGCAGACACGATGAAAACGATTTTTCATTCCAAAACATATAATGAGGATGCAAAGAAAATCACAAATACCCTGATTAATAAACCGATACACATTACGAAACATGCATCTATAATGAATGAAACTGAGAGGACGATAGTGGCATTATTATGGCACGAGAACATAGTAGATATGTTACAAACACAACCGAAAAGTCGGACGATACCCGCCTATTTGAAACTGTTGGATAATATGTGTTATGCGGATTACATAGATCGCATAACCTTTCAAAACCAAATATGGCAATTCAATGAAATGAGTTCTCTCATAAAAACATTTTACAATAATAAACTATATCACAATGCATTTCCAGAGAATAAAGATAAATTTAATCCCACGGAAGTAAGATTTACAAAAGTATTGACAAAATATTCAACAGAATACAACAACATGATCTTTATAACTAATTTATGCCAAGAATTGGATATGGACAAATCCGATTTGATATCCATGTTTCACGAGATACGGTTACATAATGGGGAGGATTTTTGTAATCAACCAACCGTATTGAACGATTACGAGGGAATATTTATAAATAACAATATCACGAAATTAGACATTAAACGAATGTATCGATATTTGGATAAGAATGTAAAGAAAGATACAGTTGACATAACCTGTGATGGTAGTGACGAAATTTCATTATGACAACGTGTATGTGCATAGACTAAATTATGTATGACGATTACAATTTCATACATAATTTCACTAAATTCCGGTTATGTCAATGCTAACTACCTCTGGATGTCCCTTGGTAACCTTCTGGTTCAAAGATAGGGGGATTTCCTGTGGAGTGGTTTTGATATTATCGGCAACTACCTGATTTAATTTAGATATAGTTTCGTTTAATTGTTGTATCTCTTTATTCAAGATAGCATTGTCACGAGTACTTGCAATAAGTTTATTCTGTAAATCCTGGTTGGTCGTAAGAATATCTTTATATTGTGCAGTCTCCATGATTGATGGTTCAATAGTAACCGCCTCACCCGTCTGGCTAAACTTCTTAACTTTCATTTGTAATAATTCAATAAATCGTTTGCTCTGGTTATTAGTTTCTGTTAGTTTCTTAATCTCTTCTTGTTGTTGATTAACTATACCTACGATTTGATCACTACTTAACTTAATTGGATCCTTTCCTGGCTGCTGTAACATAATGGGAGCACCAGCCTGTTGAGCAGCTTTTGCATCTTCGATCATCTTTTCGCGTTTAGCTTCAATCTCCTTGATCTGTTTTAATACATCTGGTTTCATTTCTGGTTTGCCCGGATCATAATTATCTAGTAACTTATCAATATCGTTCATAAAGAATTTCTTAATAGACGCCTCAGATGTTTTGAAATGGCGTATAAACGTGTCTACTGTTTTGGGCGACTCTTTAAAGAACCGCGGATCTTGCTGTTGATCAAACATTTTACGTTTATCGAAGGTGTTATGTTCATGTGAAAATACAAGAATGGTCTTTAACGGATCTAATTGCACAAATGGTATTGTATAATCCTTTAAAAATGATCGTTCCTCTGCCAATGCAGCTTCATCCTCATATTTGGTATCTTTCAACATTTCTGTTCGAAATGCAAATGTACCAGCGGTTGCATGTTTTTCGGAGTACGGACCACATTGGATCATTTTATTCATCCCCTTGAAGTAAACATATATTTCACTTGAACCCGCACACATAGCTTCTGGTTTGCTCTGTAAACGTTCAACCGCATGAGAAATGCGTTCGGGCGGATAATAATCGTCGTCATCCATATATACGATAATGGATCCACGAACGAATTGATGCATATAATTGCGTTTAGCACCAAGTGTCATTTTTTCAGAAACTTCGAAATAACGTATCTCTGGTATATCGGATGCAACAATCAAATCCTTTATCTTATCGGTACCATCATCAACTATAATCCACTCAATCCTATCTTTTGGATAATCTTGATGTTTAAAACAAGCAAACATATTTTGAATGAACGGTCTACGATTAAATGTAGGTGTACATACACTCACCATCGGCAATTGGCTAGCCATAGGGTTTTTAGACTTACTCATTAATTACGTAATATAATAATTATAATACGTAATAGTGTTTATACCGTTAATAGTTGAATTAGTTATTTGCCCAATCTGGATAGTTTGCTGGTAAATTCATTCATATCTGGGATTTTGCTGGCTAGCTTAGAGGCATCGGGAATTTTGCTTGCTAGCTTAGAGGCATCGGGAACTTTGCTGGCTAGCTTAGAGGCATCGGGAATTTTGCTGGCAAGATTGGAAACATCGGCAACTTTACTAGTTAGATTAGAAACATCGGGAATTTTGCTGGCAAGATTGGAAACATCGGCAACTTTACTAGTTAGATTAGAAACATCGGGAATTTTGCTGGCAATATTAGAAACATCGGGAATGTTGCTGGCAAGATTGGAAACATCGGGAATTTTGCTGGCAAGATTGGAAACATCGGGGATGTTGCTTGCATACTGTTTTAATTCAGAAACATCGGGAATTTTGCTTGCATACTGTTTTAATTCAGAAACGTCGGGAATTTTGCTGGTTAGGTTGGAAACATCGGGTAGTTTGTTAGCATATTGCTTTAAATCAGCAATTTTATCAGGATTTATATTTAACATTGAAGTAGCACTATTAAAGTCTGACATTACACTTTCAGAAAAGTTAAGTGGTTCAGGTTCAGGAGCTTGAGGAGCCTTGGCAGTAACCGGCTTATCTTCATCAAGCAAGGGTTTGATAAAATAGTCCTTGAATATACTCGTTCCTACTACTACAACCAATATAACATGAATTATAATTAGGAGTAATTGTAGTAAAGAGCCCTTAATATTTTTAGAATAATCAACAAGTCCAAAAATCAACATAATTAGTAAACTAATCTGAACCACATATTTATAAACAAAGTCGAATGCCATGTATACATTATTGATAATCTTGTCGACAAATGAAAGTGGATTACAAACCGTGTCCTTTTTTATTGGAAGTCGATTTTCGTTAAAAAACTCACGGATTTTTGTAATCGTGTCCAAGAAACTATGATCACTCAACAGGGGTATTCCGAAGAACGAAAATGCGATAATATAGACAAAACACATAGTAGCTGCGATTGGAACTGCCAACATTAACAAAAATAAAATCTTAAACATATTCGAAAGAAATGGCACAATAAGAGATGTAGGGAACCCAGCAATCAGTTTGGTTATCTGTAATGCCGTTGATATTGGTTTAAACTCAAAGAATGACAATACATATAACAAAAACGTTGTTCCATACATAACAGACAAGATAGGATTTGACATATTGAAACTGGCCAAGTCAACAAGTACAGTTCTAACAGATGAGGCAGATGTGTAAAAGAATTTGGTTAATATAAAGAATAATGCAGTGAAACAAACTGTAACGTTCACATGATCAGTTAAAACCTCGGGTCCAGTCTTAACCGCATATTCTTGTAGTTTTTCAGGGAAAAAAATAGGAATATCTAATAAAAAGTCGAGCAATGCATATATTTTGTTGACAATTCCAGCCTCGTGTAACCAATTACGTGAAATATCATATAAATCTATACGAGAACCCATCTCTTTGTAAAACATCATAAACGCCCAGTTGAACGCAGCAATAGTAGCTACTACAATAGAAGCACCCCAGCAAACATATTTCTTTACAATAGGAATATCGCTCTTATTGTAATCTTTACCCGATAACAATCTTACAATGAACGCAGCAATAGAAGTTACTAGATTGTCAACACTATCATATACAGAGTTTACCATATCAGCTCCCGAAAACGTTTTAGTAGGCGCGGTTCTACGTTTCCCTTCATATATATTATCTGGCTGGGTCCAATCATCTTCACTGAATGTAGCGATTGGAACGGGTGCGAAACCCTCTTTATCATTGTCCTCTGCATCATTATCCATATTGTCGTGTATATTCTCCAATGGTTCTATATTCTTATAATTCCTACTTTTTTTCTTTTTATGAACCGTTTTTATTTTATGCTTCATATTCTCGGTTTGGAAATTAGATGTATTATTTGTATCACTAAATGTTTTATCGATTGGATTATTAGTTAAATTCATACGATTTACTGGAACCATTGTATATTATAAATTTGTTTCTTATAATATACAACTGTATAATAAAACCCTTATTCTTGCGGAATTATCTTGCATACATCATGCCACAATTGCCACTAATGAACGATAAAATGTTGTACCTCTCTTCATACAAAGTCATATTGTAATTATATTCGTATAACTTCCAGTTGTTTTTACGGACACCAATCGGATTTCCGTCGTCATCACAAATAATATCAAATTTAGATGCAACCTGATCAATTGAGGGAACATATGTAGTTAGTTCCAATTCAATGTTCTTAAATTTACTTAAATTAATTGCCCCCGATGGCTGGTATTCATAAGGACTAGTATTAAGACAGAAGTTGTAGCAATAAATGCCTTCCTTAGCATTTCCCTTAGTACGAGTATATTTCTCGATATAATCATAAATGCCCCGTGTTAACATGTTTTCTCTGTATTCTCCATCTAATACAATCCCCATTGTTTCCAATATATGTTTATGGTTATCGACAATGTAGTTTCCAGTAATGTAAACGCCGGTAGTGCGTGTATCTCGTGGATCCACATTCGGATATTCACCAATTAAATTAAGGTCGTTACGGTATACTGAAACATCTACCGGAATATTTTTATATGGCCAATTCGAATAGTTCGACCATTCATTTCGCATGTTAACATCGTTTCTCTGCAAATACCACATCCAGCTTGATATCATTCCATTTGATTCGAGTTTAATTCTTTTTGATCCAGTGATATTTTCAAACTTATGTTGAAAAACGTCTTTTACTAAATATACATGGTCTTCTGACGCAAACACTTGGGCTTCTTCCTTGGATAGGAAACAATACGTCGACATTAGGTGTACATCTGCATTCCAAGTGGATACCTGATTTTCATAAATAACCGGTTTAAATCCGGACAGTTTTTCCATTTCTTCTTCGGTTTCCTCATCTATGTATTGTTTATATATTGGTTCGGGATGAGAAGGGGGTGTTTGTAAAAAACGGTACATTTGGAACCTAGCTTCATTAAAGTCGGGTCGAACATAGGGGCGGTTATTCGCATTATCATAGACATCACGAACAGTAAATAAATCCTGTATAGGACGCATCGTAACCGTTATTTCTAATTCATTGTATTGTAATGCAATTAGCGGGAATGCACAGCCATTATTCAATGTAAACCAAGTATTTATAGGAATATAGAGGTTTCGTCCTCGAATGGAAGGTTCCGATCCAGTCGTATCATTACTATACATAGCCGATGGGTATGAGTTAGCGCGTGTATAACTATTCGCCGGATTGTTCAATTCCGGAACATTTCCACTCATTTGATTAAACAACTCTTTTTTCTCTGAACTGAAATCCCGCTCGACCATCATTTGTAAATATTCTCCTGTATATTTTTGTATAGTCAGTGAGCCACATGTAATGGTGATATCTTTTATCATATTTGTACCAAGGTTCTCGATCCATTTGAAATCATATGGTGCCCATCGGAAATCAGTTCCGTTTACAGGGTCGTCGATAGGAGGATGGATTGGGCTCCAAATATCAGGCATAGTTACCACAACATATGTATCCATTAGTAATTCTGCGTATCGAGGAATTTTAAAGGTAAACTTAGAATCTTCTGTTAGACGAAGGTCTCTTAAACCATTGTAATCCAAACGAAATTTTTGAAGTCCGAAGTTACTGTATTTGCAATAAGTTACCTTAAAAAATGTTTTGCTAGGATTTCCAGTTAAAAATAGATTATTGTTTCCGAGTGCAACGATGTTTAGTAATCCACCTGCCATTTACTTAATATATATAATAACTATTATATTTGTTATCGATAAAATATATTATTTTGTCGCAGTATTTATATACGCCGGCAAGTATGGAAATATATAAGCGACTTATGTTAATATTTGCAATGATTATTTTTATCTATATAACATTCCGTTTTTTAAGGAGACGTCGAGAAATAAGTCATTTACGTAACAAAATACATATAGAAGGACTAAAAAACAAGGATAAATGTAAGAATGCCACGTGTGCAGGTAATGATCTTGACCGCGTAGAGGGGTTTGGTTCACCAGAAGCCGAATATAATAATTTGATTGAACCTAATCCGGTTAGTATCACTTCTATGAGTAAAGAGTATATAGATCAACCTTTGAAAGAATACGTAATCAAAGGTTCTTATAATAGTGCCATTACAGGGAACTATGTCAATACGGAAATGGTGAAGTACGTATTAACACGAGGATGCAGGTATTTAGATTTTGAGGTACTTTATATAGACGAAAAACCATTCGTTACTTATACTACTGACAATAAGTTCGAAACAATAAAGACGGAGAACAAGATAGTGTTGGATAGAATACTTACCTCAGTAGTAGCACAAGCATTTACTCAGCCAATACCAAATTTTGAAGACCCCCTATTTATTCATTTAAGGTTAAAATCAAATGATGTTAATATCTATAAATCGGTGGCCAAATCAATCGATGCTACATTACGCGGGAAGTTATATTCTAAAAAAATAACAGATGCTACCAAATTGTCTGATGTGATGGGCAAAATAGTGGTCGTTATGGACAAACCGATCAACCGTAAGTATGAAAACGATAGTATGTGTAAGGGATCTGATAAAGATTGCTACAAATTGACGAACTATATAAATTTAGATAGTGGATCGGAGACTTTGTATCAGAATACATATACCGATATATTAAACCAATCCTATACTCCGGTAAATATGAAGGATAAGTGTGATATATGTACAGACGTAAAGCATAATCGAATGGTTGTTCCAGATAAGATGGACAACACAAGTAATCCAAATACATATGAACTAATTGGAAACCACGGTTGTCAAGTGGTAATGTGTCGCTTTTACATAAAAGACGACAATTTGTATAATTACGAAAAACTGTTTGACGATAATAAGGGTGGTATCGTACCATTATTATTTGCATCTGATTACATAAAAAAGGAAGGAACCAAGTAATTTAGGGTGTAAACAAAGTAATATCTTATTATATGTATATGAGTAAGTATAATAAGACGAAAGCAAATAGGACACGTCGGAAAAATTCAGCGAAGTTTAAAAATTCAGAATGTAATGATGGGATGACGTTTCAAGAATGTGAATTAGCTATATTGAGGCAAGCAGTCGTTGAAAATGAAGAAGCACAAGGTCGAAGAGTAGTAAATAATGATGATATCCGACAGATTTTAAAAATAGTAGAGGATTTCATTGTACAAAAGAAGTTAATATGTTATGGAGGTACTGCAATTAACAATATTCTACCAAAAAACGTGCAATTTTACAATAAAGAAACTGAGATACCTGATTACGATTTCTTTTCACCCGATGCATTGAATGATTGTAAAGAATTGGCCGACATTTATTATAAACATGGTTATACGGATGTTGAAGCCAAATCTGGGATGCATGTAGGCACATACAAGGTATTCGTGAACTTCATACCCATTGCCGATATTACACAATTGGTACCGAAAATATATGATGCAATACGCAAAGAAACAATTGTTATTGCGGGTATTAATTATGCTCCCCCTAATTATTTACGCATGTCAATGTATTTAGAATTATCTCGCCCCCATGGTGATATATCTAGATGGGAGAAGGTATTGAAACGACTTACACTATTAAATAAACATTACCCAATGGAGAGTGATGAATGTTCACATATTGATTTTCAACGAGAATTAGACAGTGATATGAGCAATGCAGAAACAATCTATGTTATTACTCGTGATACATTAATTAACCAAGGAGTGATATTTTTTGGTGGCTATGCATTCGGAATGTATTCAAAATATACCAAAGACAATACAGACCGCAAGATAAAAGAGATACCCGATTTTGATGTCTTGTCAGAAGACCCAGAAAGAACAGCTATGATCGTAAAAGAGCAGTTGACCCATAATAACATAAAAAAAGTAAAGATTATCAAGCATCCGGCAGTTGGTGAAATTATACCCGAACGTACAGAGATACGTGTTGGACAAGAAACTATTCTATTTATTTACAAACCATTAGAATGTCATAGTTATAATAAAATTACTATCAATAATAACGAGATACATATTGCAACTATTGATACTATATTGAGCTTTTATCTTGCACTGATTTATGTGGATGCCGACCTAAATTATAATAGGTTGCTCTGTATGGCGAGCTTCTTATTTAATATCCAAGAGAAAAATCGATTGACGCAAAGAGGCCTATTGAAACGCTTCACTATGAGTTGTTATGGTACCCAAACTACATTAGAAGATATCCGTTCGGAAAAGGCGGCCAAATACAAAGAGTTCAAGGATAGTAAAAAATCGAGGGGTGATGAATATGATACTTGGTTTTTAAAATATAATCCAGGGGATAAAAAGACGGTAAAAAAGAACAACAAAACGAGAAAGTCCAAAGCAACGACCAAGCAAACAAAACCAGGATTATTTGACATCTTCAAGAAAGTTAAATCTCGCTAATGTATGTAGTAAACTTGATTACTGTATAATATAGAGAGCCGAACGCCATACTTTTTAATAGTAATCCATAGAAGTTAAAATTGCCATCATCATTATAAATAGATAAGAACGAGAACCGTTTGAAAATAAATGTATTTACCATAGGCATTTGGAATATGAAATACAAGATCGCAATAAAGATGGGGGTTTGAAAATCCGTAATAATATTATCGATCGTATTCATGCGCCGTTTCTTTTCCTCATATTCTCGCAAGTTCTTTTCAGTAGACTTTTCGTGATCTCGTACATAGTCATCAAGATCTTTATGTTTGGGAATATAATTGGGTTGGGTGGCTTCGTCTTGTGAATAATGAGTAGTGTCTTGCTGTATATCCCTTGACGGTAAACGCTGTTGTTGTAATGCTCTTAGTTCTGCAATATCTTGTTCAGATAACTGGTTTGATACAGGCATAGAATGAGGATTTTCTTTTGGGTTATTAACAGAGGTCGTATCTTGTGGCATATCAATAATTGGGTTCTTCTCGGAAATTCCATATGGATTGGGATGTACATTTATAGGAATGTAGTTGTTGGGTAATTCATTCGAGTTTCCATTCGGTAAATTATCTGATCCAGGTGCAGGAGCTTGTGGTTGGGAATTGCCATTGGGCAGATCAGAAATTCGCGTAAATGTATTTTCCATTTGACTATACAATATCAAATAACAATATTGTATAATTTTTACGAATAATATTTTAAGATTATTCTGAGTTTTCGCTATCATTCTGACCAGATACATCAATAACGCGTTTTGTAGAGTCGCATTTGCCTGGGGCACTTTTGTACTTATAGCATTTTTCGCCATGTTTAAATATTTTGTCTTCAATATCATCGATTACCGGTCCATTAAATACAATGCATTTATCTTCGGTGCACGTTTGTCTGAATAAAGTTGCTAAACCCAGACCCAATAGTATCGAAACTAATGCTTGACCTGTGGGTGTGTATAATAAACGCTTAAAATTCATTGTATAATATAGATTATTATAATATACAACGGCGAAAATAAAAATTTCTAATACAGAAAACTATGATTGAACCGGCACTGTGGTTATCTCACTATCATTTGTAGGACAATCAACTTCTGTTTGTTTAAACGAGAAACAAGTATCAGTTCTATCCTTATATTGTAAAACGCCTACATTTTCAGGCGTTGGATATACATAGATTTTCCTTGACTTAGGCATTGTTACATAAACTGCAAATAATCCAAATGCTAAACTCATTATAAATACGTCTAATCGGACATATTTGAAGATACTCATAGGTGTAATTAAAATATAATCACATATTATTGATAACAATAATTTTATTATTTCTTGGATTTCTTCTTCTTAGTTTTCTTTTGTGCAGCCTTCACTTGTTTCTGTTTGTCCTCTTCTTCCATTAGCTTTACTAGATCTGGATGGATAAAACTCTTTTCCTGTTTTTCTTCACCATTTATTCTAAATGTGTATTTGTCCTTATCACTATCTTTCAAGATAGAATATTGTTCCGCAAGTCTGCGTTGCTCTTCCATATAGGCCTTTTCGCGTTCAGCCTGCTTTAATTGAGCAGCTTGTTGTTCAACTTGTTGCTGTAATTGTTTCATATCAAATCGTTGTTTGGACTTCTCTTTTAGTTTTTGCGACTTGGTCATTCGGTCAATCGCATTTGTATCTAATCGAACATTTTTACCAAGTCCACCCATAGCACCGGCTAGACCAGCGAGGTCACCTAGACCTCCTCCTGCGCCGCCAGCTAGCCCTGCGAGACCTGCGAGACCTCCTAGACCTCCTCCTGCACCGCCAGCTAGCCCTGCAAGACCTCCTAGTCCGCCCATTCCCTTCGCCATTTTCTTGAACATATTATTGAGATCATCATTCCCACCCATATCTTTCATTTTGCCAATCAGATCACCTGCTTCTTTCATAATTTCTTCACGCGATATTTCACCACTTTTCATTTTAGAATCCAACTTACCACCTACGGTTTTCATCAAATCCATAATCTTTTTGGGATTTTTCATGAGTTTCTTAATTACGTCTTGTGGATTTTCATCGTTGCCATCCTCTCCAATTAAATCTGCAAAATCTCCCGAAATTTCTTCGGCCATCTCCTTTGCAAGAGACCCGATCTTACCATTAAATAGGGTATTTAAGTGATCCTGTATGTTTTCCATATTAGGCATTCCTTCCATCTTGTCAAATGAGAAATTCTTCTTGAAGTCGTCTGTATTGGGCATATTCTCAAACATATTCTTAAACGCCTCTTTCTCTGCTTCCGTCTTTTCAGACTTATTGTCAGCTGCTCCTTCTTCTTGCCCTTCTGCGGTTTCTTCCATATTCTTAAAGAAATCGGTTAGACCACTCATAGTTTCACTCAACTTTTCGTGTAATTCAGACTGGTCAACCCCATCAAAAATATTCATTGTTTCACCGAAACCGTTTTTGTCCTTTACTGCACCAATTACCGTGAATAATACTAATTGTAAATATTTCCATACGGTTTTTTTCGTATTATCACTTACTCCATCCGCGTTGTATAATTGTTTAAAATCTACGTTTGGTAAGAAATGTACATTGGTTTCGCTTTCCGCTGAAAAAATATCGTCATTCTGATAGAGAATATCGAAAAACCTCTCCGGGTAGACGGTTTTGCAATGATCAAATACTGATTGGACATTACTTTCAGTTAAGCTAGAAAAGGTATCTTTCCATAAATTATTGTATTCGGGATAAGTTATAGCCAGATCTTTTGTGAAGTCACTTATGACGGATGCAAAGTTTGGTGGGATAGTGGTTTCGTCCATGATATAACCTATATTTCATATTTTTATTTAACTGGTTTTGGACATTAAGTATTTATTTTTATGATATCATTCTGATTGAGGTTGACTGAGTTCTGTCATGGTATGTATCATAGAAGGAGTTGCATATGGAGTTGTAGTTTCAGAAGATTGTATGTATTGTTCAATATCATTGTCGTCGACTGTTGCGCAAATACTAGCATTATCCATATCGATATCAAATGCATGGTTTTTATGACGAGATAATTTTGGTGGCGTAATATACTCGAAGAATGCTGAATTGCACGAAGATGTTTCACTTTCAATTGTAGTATTATATGATTGTTGTCCGCCTTGTGTGGAGAACCTGGATAGTATATGGGGTGACAATTCTACGGTTTGTATTGTCTTATATACAATACTTAAATCATCTCGCAATGTTCTTATAAAACTATTATTTTCGTCTGGATGTGTCTTAATGTAATCATTGATAGTTCCAAATACATTTTTGATTTCTATCTGTAATTCAAGTTCTTCGGCGTAAGTTACAATGTGTGTTGACTTAAATAATAGTTCCATTACCTTTTGTCTCAGTGAATGTTTTGACAAATCATTACTATCTTGTATCAAGTTACCATCAGGGGAAATAAGTGCAGGCAATTTATATAGTGTATCTACAATACCATAACTATCAAAACTGTTTCCATAGTTGCCATAAATCGTTGCACAAACCGCATTGCAATTAACAGTTTTAATGTTGTAGATTTTGTTTACTTCGCCTACTAATACACTCTCCGTTATTTCAGTAACCCATTCATTTGTATTCCAATTGTATATATAACCATCCGTAACCTCGATTTTTACGTTTTTAATTGCCGGATACAAGAATTTATGTATTGCTTCGCCATAGACTATTGATGTGTTCTCTGTTTTATCTACAAATAGATATTCCGTGTTTTTATTTTTACATATGTCGCGAAGAAGACCTACATTATGGTCGTTTCCGTACCCAATAAATGTGTTTATATATTTATCACATACTAAGCGAGATAATTCATTGTTATCAATAATGCCGCTGGTTGGGTCTCCGTCAGTCATGAATATATGACCAACTTGATGAGTAGGATTGGCATCCACATAATCGTCTAACCTGTGCGTAGCTGATTGGAGAGCTTCTCCTATATTTGTTAATCCATCTGCTGTAATGTTGTCGATATTCTGCATTATCTCTGTAATGTCTGTTTCTTTATTGATTAATGTATTGTTGATTAGAGTAGTAACTGTGTCATTGAATGCATGAACGCATATATAAATTGTCATATCCTGTTTGGTTAGATAGCGTATCGTATTTTTTAATGTTTGTTTTACCTGATTTATTTTACTTATCATATTTTGATTGACTTCTTCCATTGATCCGGTACGGTCGATTGTAAACAATAAGAAGAGAGGTTGTTGTGATAGAGGTGCGCTATCAACCTGTATGTCTAGAATTCCGAAACTACTATAATCATCTTCTTTGAAAAGCGATACCGGCAAAGGAATGTCGTCATCGTGGATTAATAATTCACCTTTCTTGATTAGAGGCATATAGCTCATGATATAATATCTTGTGTCATCTAGTATTTATATTTATAATCATCAATTTTATAAAAATGACGTTGTTTGCAAAAAATTGAACATATTGCAGACAATAATAGATATTAGAACTAAAATATCAATATCTATTCGCCTTGTGATATAATGAAGACAATTCAAGTCTATATTCCTCGAATTCTGGGGAATGTGAATGAAAATGTTATATGTCGAGCGTTTGATAATATGAACGTAGGCAAAGTTACAGATATTGATATGCATCGCAAAGTCAATACAAATGGTCGGATCTACTATTTTGCGTTTTTGAACATAAATACATACAATACATATTCGGCAGCATACTTACATGCACTGATTGATACTAACCAGCCTGTAAAATTTGTATATGACGAGGAAGCCGCTCATTATTGGGAATTGCATAAACATTTATCGAGAACCGATAGGCTTTACAATAAAATAAAATCAGCTCAATCCGCATTAGTTCCATTGATATATAATGCGTTCGTTGAATATAACAAACCGTCGTCCACCGAGTGTATATCCATTACCCCAAACTCGTGTTATAATATGTGGGACGACCGGTATAATTTACTTCAAAACGTGTAATATCGCAGAAATAAAAAACTGGAAGTAGTATATACGTAGTATAATTGTTAGATGGAACATACACAAACTTCCGATTTGAACAAGTTACAGAATAACTTTCAGAATATTTGGGTATTAAAAGATGAAATTATAAAAACTAAGCAAATAATTACCACAAAACTTTCTCATTTGAAAACGATATATGCAGACTTAACTAAAAAAAATACGAAAAAGATGTATCTGTTTTGTTTAGATACCTTTTTTTTCCAATACAAAACGTATTCGATCGAGATGGAGAACCTAGACAAACATCGTGTATTGCTGAACAATCGAATGTATGGCGATTATTATAAATTATACAATCTGATTGTTAGTTATTTAAAAGAAAATGCTGAAGAACTTGATATTGAGCAGCTTGAATTTCGTACATTTACCGCTTATAAAGATTTAGAACCATTTCACGAATATAATTTAGATGATATCAAAGTTATACACACAACTATATTATCATTTATTACTCATTTACAAGAGAGATATGAAGTGAATAATGAAAACATACATACTTATAATTCGAGAAACAAGGTCGGGTTCTCCATCTCGAACTTTTTAAATACAATGGACTATGAAAATTTACTAGTTAAACAACAAATCGGGCTCTATTTGAATTACTTGGCATTTTTCCATATTTCTCAGCACAAACAGATGAAGCGCATTCTAACCAAATTAGAAGAGTTTGATACGGATATCGAAGAGAACCTCAATGTAAATGGTATGTGTTCAATACGAGATATTGCTGACACGCAACCTATTGAGGATTTTTTCAACGTCGACAATGAGGTTGGTATAATATCCCAGTTTGATCCTACTGATGTTGCGGTCGAAAGTATCAAGATGGAACTAGATACAAGCACGCCAATTGATGAAATACCGACAAAATCACAGAATAGTGATCAATAGTAATTACAAACCTCTATTTCCAGATACTAAATTATTTTAATAAGTATAATATATACTCATTAAAATGACAGACAAAAATGATAAAATAACATTAGAAAGTCCAAGAGAACAATGTGATAATAAGTCTACTAGTGAGAATACTGATGCTCTGTTAAAAGTAGAATGGTCTCCCGACAATGAGAAAATTATGGTAGAATGGTGTGATGTAGCACAATGTTATAAATGGTTGAATTTAAGGTCACATACCAAATTATCAAACATGCATGCATGGTTTACAATACCAGCAATTATTTTCTCTACAATTAGTGGAACTGCTTCCTTCGCACAAGATAGTCTCCCGACGAATGTTAGAGTATTTGCACCAGCTGTTATTGGTAGTATTAATATATTTATCGGAATTTTAACAACTATTCAACAGTATTTAAAAATTTCAGAGTTAAATGAAGCACACCGTGTATCAGCGATTTCATGGGATAAGTTTGCACGTAATATAAGGATTGAATTGTCAAAAAAACCGATCGAAAGAGATAATGCTGGGCATTTCTTAAAGATGTGTAGACAAGAATTCGATAGATTGATGGAAACGAGCCCTTCAATAACAGACCGGGTGATCGAGGAATTCAAATTGAAATTTAGTGGTAAACCTGGGTCGCATAAAAGGCGTAAATTTGAACAACTAAAAAAACCGGATATATGTGATACAATCGTAAGTGCAGACGAGTCGCGCAACAAATGGTATGAAGAAATGATAGATTTGTCGTCGGATATAGCTGATGTTGCCGATCAAGCTGAATTACGGTCGAGGGATAATTATATATTGGAACAACAACGCTTGTTACAGGAAAAAGAGGAAGAGATTAAGCGACATGCTGAGATGCAAAAAGCAAGTGTCCGTGTTAAATTGGAGAACGTAGAACGGATAACCAAACAACAACATGAAGAAGATGAACGTTACAATGAGCGCATTGCGATTGTTAATAGCTATATTAATGGATATGGTGAACTGTATGATAGACAACCCACGGTTGACGAAATAAAAGATAACTTTGCTAACGAAATAGGTAACGATGTATTAGACAAATTTTTGGCAACCTATATTCTCAGTTAGATTTCATTGAATAGTTCCATACTCTTTGTCGACCAATACTCTTCGCCATCATAAGAAAAACATACACATGCTTTGTTTGATATCATATTGTATTCGTCTTGTTCGAAATTGTCATGTAACACATATACTGCGTCTTGATGAAAGAGAGCAAACCGTTTAACTATACTAGATATGTCAGTCCCTAGAATTGACTTTGAAAATAGATGTCCATTCCCTACAACCGGATGATCAACTTCATTTCCTATGAGAGATCTATATTCTATCTTATTATCCGTATATAGAGAACTAACATACTCACCGTTTTGGTTCTCGCATAAATGGACAACTATTGGGCAATAGGCCGGATTGTTGTTCTTATCATACATATAGGTGAGTAGGTTCTCTGATTTGAAGAGTTCTACTATGTTATTCGACAATTTCTTGCCACTAATTTCCTTTGTGTTAATAATTTCGTCGATAATACAAGAAGTATATTGAACATGGTTCTCCTCATTACATTCTATATCAGTTATATCAAAAAATAGAAACAGATCTCCATCAGACGTTTCAATATATCCCTTATACCGTTCATATTGTAGGACACTATCATTATTAACATTTTTTTCAATGTATTGAGAACCTAATACAAACAAAGGGTCGGCCAAATAGTCGTTTTTGGAGGCATTTTCTTTTGTGTCTAGGTTCTCGTCGTCGGTTATTTCTTTTGTATTTTGGATTTCATTTTCATTGATATCCTCGTTAGGGAGGATATATTCCTGATCTTCTTCTAAATCTTCATTATCGCCCATATTTTGTTGTCGGTGGTGAGATACATTCGGGAATAGTAATACTCCGTCTACTTCACTTAGTAGATATGTCACATATGGGAGTTTGGTTTCAGTATTAATAGTGTACATACATACAGATATCTGTTTGTTATTCAAATAATCATCATCATGGTTAAATTCTTTGGACAGTGGGTCATCCGTTAGATAATTATATGTAACGTGTTCCTTATCACCTACCTCGTCAATTTCATCGTACTGTGGTTCATTTTCATCTAGATGATCGATTTCTACGTTATGCTCAGTTCTAGTCAACGGTCGCGTTTTTTTCATAAATTTGTTTAGAATTAGTTCTCGCGAATCAATGCTAGTCGACATTGTATACATTATACGTCAATATTATTACAAGCACAATCTACTTATAATAATAATATAAAGACGTTTCGTGTATACTACATAAGTAGAAGAGTTATATAGTTTGGTATTACCAAATTACTAGTTTCTAAATGTCAGAGCACAACCACGAGGATACCGGTTCACTTATGAGTGAAGGAGAATTTCAGCAACCATATGTAGAGGATGATTATTCGATTGCAAGTGAGAGCACAGTCAAGTCAGAGAAGCTCATGCCTGCTAGAAAAAAGCAACGAAATTACATGGATGCATATAAGTTGAACGACAAGTCTTATCATAAGCTATATCGTCCAGGGGGTGACAAGAATGATAAGGTCGGCGTTTATTCAACGAATTCAACACCAGGGTCGTTGATCCGCGATGCAGTTACAGGAGCAACACATTATCTCCATTGTGTTGGCAGCCATTATGAAGATTTGTATTTTAAGACGGGGTTTGCAACAGGAGAGTTTGGAAGCGAAACAAAGACAATGTTTTTTGACAGTCCAGAACAATACGAGAGACATTTGAATGCAACGGTTTCTCAGAGAAACAAAACCACTTGGACAAATAAGTTTGCTGCTGCTCGCGATTTGTTACACGGGGAGTAAAGAAATCAAATGGATTTAGGAATATGATCATAGTGTTGTAAAAAAATATAATTATTATATAAAGATGTACGACACACCTATACCTACAATAAATTATGTTATGGTTACTATTACCGCGTCTGTTCTGGCATATGCAACTATGATGGATAATAAAAATGAAAAAGAGGATGTGTCACCAACCAATGATATTCCTACATTGGTAGAACCGGAGCCTGAAACTGAAACTGAAACTGAAACTGAAACTGAAACTGAAACTGAAACTGAGAAACCCATTATCTTATCGGCTATTGGTGGAAAACATACAAAGAAAAATAAGAACACAAAAAGAAAGAGTTCAAATAAAAAGAAAATGAATAATAAAACGAGAAGTAAAACATCACGAAAATAAGATCATAATAATAAAAACTGGTTCGGTCCGATATGACCACATTGTTGCAATACACATATATTGCAACAATATGCATTTAGCTGATATACACTAAACCATTACACCCATCGTCCTCTACATGTCGGACACGGAATATTGCCACGATGTAGATGCACCGCACACGTTATACATGTTTGATGACCACAACGAAAGACAATTTTATCTGTCTCGCCTAATTCTTCCATACATACTGGGCAGTCTTCTGATACTACTATTGTATCTCTATCATTTCCCCATTTCAATCCCAACCGTAAAGCATGCGTATCACGATCCAATCTATTTTTTTCTCGTCTGATATTGTCACTTTGTCGTGTTCGTTCTTCTAATAATCGACGATATTCAACCGGGTCTTCAAGTGCTAATTCACGGTCTTGTTGTTCCTGCTGTCGTTCTCTTTCTTTCTGACGTTCTCTTTCTCCACGTTCTTGGTCTTGTTGTCGTTCTCTTGCTTGCTGTCGTTGTCTTTCTAGTCGTTGTTCTCTCAATCGCTCAGCTTGCCGGAAGTTATCAAGTTCAACCATTCTTTCTTGATTTCTTCTTGCACGTTGTAACCGTCGCTCGTCAACGCGCCAAGGTTGCAATGCATCCTTTAATTTATAGGTTTCCATATTACAGTTATAACGTTCCCACTCCTCCAAGCATATTTTTCTTACAGCTCTAACATTATTATCATATTCTGACTTTGTAGCATCTAAAAAGACGAATTCATTTTGTTCATTCCGCATATATTTCAAATGTTTGTATAAATTTCCTGGACGTTGATTGCGTTCTAATACAACACTGTTTACACGTCCTACGCGAACTAGATTTAATAGATGTAATGTATAGGATATATTATATTTTGTTGCTTCTAACATGTGAGGATTTTCAGATAACACAAGGTCTGGATCACTATTGAAGATCTTGAAACATATATCAATGACATTTGTTTCGCAACGAAGTATATTATGACCTTCAATGCGACAATAGCTACACTTTACCATTAGATAATAGTATTATCAGGTAGGTTACTTACTTACTTACTTATACATGTTTTTATGTGAGTTATCAATTTGTTTTCAATTTTTTTATTGTTATGCATCAAGAGTATAGGTGACATGTACAATTAGAGATCATCAAGAAGATCCAAGCAGGTAGAGAAAAACATTTTTAGTTTAGTCTTGTCTGCGCCACCGATTGCTTCATCTGGTACATAACTAGTATTCTCTTTTGTATAACATAAAATAGCGGGAACTCCATTGACCATACGTTTCATTTTTAAGAATGCATACAAGTCAACACTTTTGTCGATGTCAACTATAACACATTGTACAGTGTCTGGCATAGAGTGAAACGCAGTCATAACATCTTCTTCGATTACCTTACATGGACCACACCAATCCGCTCCGAATTTAATAAGGAGGAGACCAGGATTGACTTTAAGAAGTTCGGCGAATTGTTTTCTATCACAAAGATCAGTGATAATTGGGAGAGGCATTTCTGTTATATATCACTGAGTTTTTAATTACTTTATCATGTAAGTAATGTAAAAACAATATATCAAAAACATATATATTGAGATTGTATTCTATGTCTAAACGCAATGATGCTCATAATTTAGATATACACATGTATTCTCTGAAAGAGCTATTGGGTCTATTTAATACGGATTATAACATGTCACTAGATGATTTAAAACGAGCAAAGAAGCAAGTGCTCATGACCCATCCGGATAAGTCAAAATTACCAGCAGAATATTTTTTATTTTACAAAAAGGCGTTTGACATTGTTGTAAATTTTTACAATAACCAGAACAGACAAAATCAAGAATTTTCGAGTGAAAATACTACTTACAAACCAAGCAGTGTATCTGATACAAATAAAACAAATACAAAACAGATTTCCAGTGCGATTAATAAATTAGATAAACAAGAATTCCAAGATAAATTTAATAAACTATTCGAAAGCAATATGGTAAAAAAACAGGATAATCATCGTAATGAATGGTTCTCGAAAGATCAACCTGTGTTTGAAAATACCGAAGATGTTAATGCAAAGAATATGGGCCAGGTATTCGATCGGATTAAAGAGAAACAAACCGGTATGGTTCGTTACAAGGGCGTCGAGAACCTCATGGTTAATGGTGGCAGTGGGCATAATATATACGAAGATGACGACGACGATGTCTACGTAACAAGCGATCCATTTAGTAAATTAAAATTTGATGATTTACGAAAAGTACACAAGGACGAGACCGTTTTATCAGTTAGCGAAAGAGACTATGATAAAGTGAAGAAATACAGTTCGGTTGACCATTTTATGAGGGACAGAGGAAGCCAATCATTAACACCATTAGAAAAACAACAGGCGGAACATGTATTGTCATCAAAAGAACAACAATACAGAGAACGTATGATGAACAAGGAACACATATCCAATCTACAAACAATACAATATGCAGAAAAGAACAAGAATGTATTATCACACTTTATGCGGCTGACTAATGGTTAAATGCTAACCTAGGTTTTCGCTTAAATAACCAATCCTTCTCTAAATCTAACATAAGACTACCATAATTTACGTCTTTCTCTTCAACATCACTATAATTTTCATATTGTATTGTAGTAAGAGGTGTTATTATATACCAAAAATATTGTAGTTGTAGGTGTTTCCAGTAGACATCTAGGGCATATTGTCGTTTATTCGCAGGATCTTTAAGCAATAGTTTTAATCCGGTTTTAAAATTATCGATTAATGTGTCATACATGCCTTGTTTCACAATGTATCCCGTGGTGGTCTGGCAATTAAAAATACGACTACAATAATCGTGTGTCTTTTGAAAAGGAGGAGCATTATTACCACTTATAATAAGAATATCCCAGTTGATTTTCTTATTATTATGAAACTTGGTAATATTTTCTTTTAATATATCTGGTTTCAAAAAGGTAATATCGTCTTCACATACAAACACCTGTTCATACTTACGTTCTCTTGCTAATTCTAAACATTTAATATGGCTCATTGTACATCCAATTGCACCGGATTCCATTTTTACAGCATCAACTCTCTCGGACTGAATATTTAATTTTTTAAATTCGTCAAGTACATGTTCTAACCGATCCGTGCGGCTTTCTAGATTAATGAAGAGGGTATTTTTGAACAAATCCATATGTAATTAGCCTAGTTCAAGTATGTATATATGTTACATCATTTTGCTTTATATACTTTCATCACCACTTTCTACGGTTTCGACTACTACGTTATTCGATGCATGATAATTGGTTTTTTCATCATGTTCTGGTGATTTACTGGGAGCAACTAGTGGTTGCTTGTCTAGATTATCCGTAGAAACAGGCAATTCTGTGGGTTTGGAATTCAAGTGAACACTTATATCAGCCAATTGTTTTGACATTTCTATAATTAATGTGCGCAATGACGATATTTCTGTTTGTTGAGAGACAAGCTTATCCAAAATTTCTGAACTGTATTTCTCCTCGACTGGCTTTGGTGTGACATTATCTGGAACTAATTGGATATTCTCATGTAGCGGAGAAGCTGATGTATCTGCGACAACGGGTCTGGATATGTCTGACGACGGCGGTGGATGGAGGCTCATATGTTTTGCTCGTTCATTCATTTGTTCCTGAATTAATTTATCCATATTAGGAATGGCCGCATCAAGTTCCTTTTCCCGAAAATCAATTTCATTCGGTTTTTTATTGTCAAACGAAGATTGATATTCTTGTTTTTTTTCGATAAATTGGTTCTGGTATAGTTGTGCCTTGTTGTTTTCGGGGATGGGAGGAGTTTGTATTGAATTATATGACGGTTGGATATTTTCCGGTGGTGGTTGTATATGAGTGTTGAGAGGAACTTGTGATGGAGCAGACTGCTGACCAGTAGCATGTAAACTTTGTATCATGTGTGTGAGTATTTCTTTGTTCAATTGGTTCAGATCATTTTTATCAATCACTCGATCTTTATGTAAATTGTAAAAATACTCCAATTTAGTTTTAAACCAATCCTCTACTTTAACCTGTGAATTCGTTTGAAAATGTTGTATCACAAACGGATTACTATTAATAATAGTCCATATCAATTGTTGATTTTCTGGATGAACCAACAATGACATTGTATATAAGTATACATCACGTATATTTATATATTTGCATCGTGATAATAATAAATGCATTACTTTGTATGGGTCCTACCAATAATTCGTTTTGTGCGTTTTTGAGATTGCTTATGTTTGACATGAGACTTATTTGGGCGACGTCTTTTGGTACGTTTGCCACCAATTTTGCTGGTTTGGGATACTGGCAATACGTAATGCATAGAGCTTTTCTCAAACTTCAAAAAATCTTCTACATTTATTTTATCATCGTTAATGCCATTTGCAGTTAACCAGTTTAAATATTTTGCCATTTCCATTAAATAATAATCTACCTGGTCGTAGGCTGAAACTAAATCGGTATTCGAATTGTATACAATTTTTATATTACCGATCGTCATGTCCTTAGAAGGGTCGCCATTCGCGTCTTTTGATGGTACTGTATTAGGAAACACCTTAATGCCGGCAGTATACTTATTTACAGCTTTTGGTTCTGGTGGCGGTTTCATTTCATCATTATCATTATTCATACTATAAATTGCTATACTATATTAAATATAGATATTATGTGTTAAAATATATTTTACGAAATTTACTAATATATCTATCTGGGACGCGTTTTGTTTTAAAAAAATGTATTTTGTCATCCAAATTTTTAAAAACAAGCTTATCCGTTTCGCCCGTCAACATAGTAATGATAAAAAATAAAGAGTACATACCACATTCTGTATTACTATATTGATGCTGTATTGGATGGTTTTCATAAAAAGTTAAACTGGATCCTAGGTTAGATGCTTGTTCAATAACCCGTTTGGCGAATGTCTTAATTTCACCGGGAGTTGGATCCCCGGCACTATCCATGTAATAAATTATTTTGTCGTCTATATCAATGTACAATGATACCCAATGAGAACCGGCTTCATCATGTTTATCTAAATTAAATACGATACCAAATTTCGATTTACCACGACGGAGCTGTTTTGCCAAATCAAACTTACATAATTCTTCGGTAACACAAGTGGTTGAGTGTTGTCCGCCAAGTTTAGTATCAAAATCAATTGCACTTGGTCTAATAACACAGAATGTAGGATGACTATCTTCATATTGTCGGAGAACATTATGAATATCATTGGTATTGAGCCAGGTATATGGATTGCTTTTCCAAGAAGCAGGGTGGTCAGGAGCGAATAGGTATTTATCCAGCGTCAATCTCACTGTATTATCGGTAATTAACGCTAACCAACAATCTTCTTTACTACATGTCTTTAATTTGCGTTTTAAACTGGTCCATATTTTAGACGGATTGGTGTATTTTATTTCACTATCTGGATGGGCTAAATTATAATATTCTTTTATCTTCACCAAGACCTCCGGGGTTAAACAACTGTCTCTAAGTATAGTCTTACCCTTCACCGCTGGACTACAATTCATTTTACTTAACGTAGTGGATTTATTCTTTTTGTCATTCCGTTTTGTCTTGTTGTTACTATGTTTCAATTTACGACTTTTTACCATTATACAATACACGGCTATATTTACCCGTGCTAAAATAATTGTCCCTACTACTTTCTAGGAAATCCATGCATAAAATGATTGATATTCTTAGTTTTTCGCTTAATGACTTGACTTCCGCCCCAGAGAGATGTTGTCCCGGTTTCATTATCATAACTCGTTCGAGCAGGTTCCGAATGGGTCTCATCTATACTACCAAACAAGGTATCTTCATCATTTGGATTGTTAGTTGATTGATTTTCAATATCTTTCATTTCGAAATAGTTAATTAGCGTTTTTATGTAATCAGTAAATGCATCATTAACGTCATTGGTTATTTGTTTGGTAGGAGATGATACAAGTTCTGTTGTCATATCAATGATTTTACGTTTGTATTTATTAATTTGTGACTGAAATTTAACATGTTTTTCATGTTTTACAGGATCAACCTGTGCAATGTATCGATTATAGTGGCTCTTATTCATTAGCAATTCCAAAGTAAGTTTATCAACCATTTCATTTTTTATATGTTTTGGTTCTTCGTTTTGATCTGTATCGTCAATGTTCTCGGTGTCTTCATTTTCAATCATTTGATCCTCAGTATCGGAACTCATCCTTCCTTATATATAGCATAAATTATTTATTCGGCATAACAAACTAAATAGTATTCTAATTTAGTAATCTTGCCGATAAAGTATTTACATCTTAGCAATAATAATGATTATTAAAATATCTTACTATGTTATAATATAACCATGATGTCAAATGTATTAGGTGGTCCATACAATGGATACTCAGGAAAACAAACTGTAACCAGTTACAGAGATGGCGAACATACTACTGCTAGGCGCATATTGCGTAGCGGATGGAATACGGCTTATGCAACTGGACAAGTTAACGGCAAAGATCGTGTGATTACTCCATTTAGAGCTGTAAACAATTTAGGTGATTTCTTATCACGCAAGAACTATGTGTGTGGTGGACCTAACCAGGTAAATGCTAGCAAACCGGGTATGAAAGGACGCATTGGCTCGATCATTTCTGCATGTGACAACAGTGGTGTTGAAGCATCTTCATGCAACCCCAAGTTTGTATCAGATTCCTCTGATTACATTAAGTTCAAGAAGCAGGTGGCAATGAACCGTAACTATAACGACAATAAGCAATAAGCAACTTATTATTCTATAAGTATTGTATATAATAATTATAGACTACCATGTATAGAAAGATGTTTAGTATAAACAACATAAATAATGGTGCATTAACGAGTGATAAAGCTATGCCACAAAAAGATATTACAAGTGACAGTAATGCTAGTTTTCAAATTGGACGTAAAATGTATATAGATACATTGCCTGCGCCAATAATATCTGAAAAAAAATGGATGCCTGCTGCACGTGATGCATCGGATGTAGCAAGACGTAGGCGCATTGCAGCAATAGGAAAGGGCAGTATTAATGAGAACAATGCAACATTGTCATTTACCACTTATCGTGACATAAATACTACGAACGATGCGTTGCGTAGAACCAGAGCGGGAGGTTACGTTGCCCCGGCCAAGAAGAATGCACAAACCATTAACCCAATTACGCCGACATTTTCACCAGCCGTTCCCACTACGGTTATAATTCCGAATAAATACCCCACAATGTACCATTAAATTATTATTATCATAAGTTAGTGTATAGTCGAATAAGAATGAACAATTATTTAGTAGAGTTTCTAGGCACGGCATTTTTTGTATATGTAATATTAGCAACTGGTAATCCATTGGCAATTAGTGCAGCATTAGCATTAATTATCATAATGACTAGTTCTATATCAGGAGGTCATATAAATCCTGTGATTAGCATTGTTATGGCAGCTGCAGGCAAATTGCCAACAAATGAAGTAATCCCATATAGTTTAGCTCAAATATTTGGTGGATTAGTCGCATTGGAACTGTATAAGCGCTATCAGCTATAAGTTGTATGAACAAAAATATGATAATGTAATAATTATCATGTTTATCGTGTTTATCGTGTTTTATGAACTAGACGGTATAATGCAAATAATCCTATGAGAGACAATGAACCTACATATACATTCGTAATATAACTAGACATGCCCTTGGCACTTATATTTTCTTCCTCTACACGCTTAGTTGGGTATTTTATCTTGTATTCCGGTTCCTCTTCAACGATATTCGCGGTATATCCGATTTCATCAAATGCGGATGCATACTGCTCAGGAGAGACATTTAAAGTATCAAATCCATTATTGCCATTATCAACAATCGTAGTAGGCGTTGCGATTGGGTCCTGGTCGGATAATTGTTCAAATGCCTCTTTGCACCCACATCGAGGTTTTGGGTTGATAATGTTCCCAGACTTTCCTAAACTCATTGGAGCAATATCATTAAATAGGTTTGCGACAGGTGTATTGTCAATTTGCTTAAATACCATACTTAATTCAATATATTCTAATATATTGTAAGAAATTATACCGTCAAAATGTTTCGCAATAATTTTCGAGAAAGATATAAAGATAGCACATTACTAATGATATCACAATGTGTGGCATTTTTGCAATTTTGAATGAAGATGGTAGTAACGACCACCTTCCCCAGTCATACATAGAACAGCAGTTCATCAAAGGGCAACGACGTGGTCCTGAGTTTTCTACATTAGATCCAGTAATGATGAACACACTTTTTGGGTTTCATCGACTTGCAATTAATGGGTTAAATCCTGAATCAAACCAACCAATACGTAACAAAAACATTACACTTATATGCAACGGAGAAATTTATAACTATAAAGAATTATACAAGATGATGGATGTGGAGCCTACCACCGGTTCAGACTGTGAGGTAATTATTCATTTATATAGAAAATATGGAATTGAACAAACGCTAAAAATGATTGACGGTGTATTTGCATTCGCATTATTAGATAATAGAATACATGGTGGTAATTGCAAATTGTATATTGCTCGTGATCCGTATGGCGTTCGCCCTCTATATTGGTTACATCCAACCAAACGAGGTAAGTCTATGAGATCACCAGTTTTTTCATTTGCGAGTGAATTAAAAGTGTTATATGGCATACACAAGAAGATAACCAATCCAATTAATTCTAATTATATAATTGAACAATTCAGACCAGGTAGTTATATGCAGTTTACTCAACCGTTTACAATGGTCGCACAATGGAGAATGGTTGAACAAATTGATTATCACAGACAGGGTTTTCATAGTATAATGTTTCAAGACAACCACCAAATTGAAGACGTATATAAGAATATACAAACGTATTTAACCAATGCTATACGGAAACGATGCATTGCAACGGAGCGACCCATTGCTTGTTTGTTATCTGGTGGGTTGGATAGTAGTTTGATCGCCGCATTGGTGAACGAATACCACAAAGAACACAATCTACCACAGTTAGAAACATATAGTATTGGACTAGAAGGGGCATCGGATCTAGATTATGCAAATGAAGTAGCAAAGTATCTTGGAACAAAACATACCACTGTCGTATTAACAGAAGACGATTTTTTAAAGGCTATACCCGAGGTAATTGCAAGCATTGAAAGTTATGATACAACCACAGTTAGAGCAAGCATTGGCAATTGGTTGATCGGTAAATATATATCTGAACACAGTGAAGCAAAGGTAATATTCAACGGAGACGGGTCAGACGAATTGTCTGGTGGATATCTGTATATGAAATGCGCACCGGATTGCATAGAGTTTGACCGAGAATGTCGACGTTTGTTAACTGATATACACACATTTGACGTACTTCGTTCCGATAAATCAATATCATCACATGGATTAGAACCGCGAACACCGTTTTTAGACAGAGCATGGGTAGATTATTATTTATCAATTCCTCATAAATACAGATATACAGGAGATAGTGTCATTGAAAAGCATCTTATACGTAAATCATTTTCAAAAGACTGTTACAATAACAGTAATGGTGATCAATTGTTACCAGACAGCGTTCTTTGGAGGCAAAAAGAAGCTTTCAGTGATGGCGTTTCAAAGGAAACCAGATCTCTATATACTATTATTCAAGAATATACTGACAAAGTAGTAAGAAAGGAACTCGTTGAGATGTTTGACTTTTTTAAACATATCCAGGATCCTTCGTCAGACGACATATCTAAGATACATCCCGACTTGGCATTGATTGGAGAACACTTAATTCCACAAACAACCGAGCAACTATATTATAGGCAATGTTTTGAAAAACATTATCCAGGAATGGGCAAGATTATTCCCTATTTTTGGATGCCCAAGTACGTTACTTCAAATGATTCAAGTGCTCGATCTTTGGAGATATATCATAAGAATGACCCAGGTCAAGACATGAAATAAATCATTTACACTAAAAAATTCTATAATAATAATCTGCGCGTATTAGTATAGAATGTTTCGTTTTGCGATATATTGTTCACTTACGTTTATTGCATGTATGTTCCATTTAACCGGAACATATTATTTCTTACATGCTGCGATGCACAAGACATTTTTAGCTATATTAGCAACCTCCATATCATTAAATGCCGTTGCAACCATCATTCGTGTGCCAGCGAATATCTACTTAGGAGAGGGATTGTCATTGGTGTATATGGAAATGTTATACGTATTTCTCTTGTTTTTAGCAACAATGATATACAGCGTTTTCATATTACACGAGCAGGTTGAACTACATACGTACATAATCGCAGGGCTAATATTTGGACTATTCATTATCAATAAGCAACTCTCAATGAAACTACGGAATTAGAAATCAGCAGTGAATTCGAATACATCTGCATCCACTGTTTTGTTTGCAAGAGCATATTCCGAGTTTGTACGTTCAAAGAAATTAACCTTTGATTCGACACTAATCAATTCCATGAAATCAAACGGATTTTGCGAATTATACATTTTATCGTAACCCAATTGTAGGCATAATCGGTCAGCCACGAATTCAATATATTGTGTCATTAGTTTGGAGTTCATGCCAATCATACGACAAGGAATACTTTCAGTGATAAACTCCTTTTCAATATCTACCGCCTCCTTTACAATTTCGTACATACGTTTCTTAGATATCTTCTTCTCTATTTTTGAATAGAGTAAGATTGCAAATTCGGTGTGCAATGCTTCGTCACGGGAAATTAACTCATTTGAAAAGGTAAGTCCGGGCATAAGACCGCGTTTCTTTATCCAATAAATTGCAGCAAATGACGACGAGAAGAACAACCCTTCGACCAAAGCAAATGCCACTAAACGAGTTGCGAAATTGCTTTTTTCATCGTCTAACCATTTCTGTGCCCATTTAAACTTTTTGGTAATACAGGGATAATTTTGAGTTGCCTGGAATAATTTGGTCTTTTCCTCCTTATCTTTAATATAAGTATCAATCAATATGCTATACATCTCTGAATGGATCGTTTCAATCGCAATTTGAAACGCATAAAATGCACGAGCCTCGGACACTTGTACCTCATTCATGAAGCGTGTACCTAGGTTATCCATTACTAATGCATCACTGCTAGAAAAAAAAGCCAATATCATCTTTATAAATTTTTGTTCGTCCTCTGTTAAGCTGTTCCAATCATTCAAATCCTGTGCCAATGAGATTTCTCCTGTATGCCAGAAAGAATCTATGGAACGTTTGTACATATCCCAGATGTCATTGTATTGTATAGGAAACATCACGTAGCGGTTATCGTCTGGTTGCAGTAAAGGCTCAGTCATAACAGTATTGTCGGACATTAGTTGTCTAAATAATATAGTGTTCAGATTTTTATTTCATTTATTAAATTATATTATCGGTTAGATCTACATACAATATAATTATTATGTTTGCATGAATGCAGTTTAATAGGATATTTTGTTATTCGTCGACTATTATTATTACCATTTCATTTAGCAGAAACCGAATATTACTAATTAGTACAGCATAATCAAGCCACAATATAAATAGATCATGATATGTACTGGTATACTGATCGTATTAATATCATATTTTTTTTCGTTCTGTAATATAGTAATAGGTATGAAGAACAATTCTAGACACATCATGGATGCTATTGGTGACGAACCTCAACATGATTACAAAAAACGAGGCCGTAAGCAGAAGAAGAGCAACCATACAGAGTTGTTAAACGAATTTAGTAACGATATTGAAAACGAAACTGGATATGCAAAACAGCGAGCTTACTATGAGAACCTACACCATTTATCCAGCAAAGAACAATCAATATTCGAAAATAAGTTTACTACACCAAAAAATGACAGCCAAACCTATTATGCAAGCCTATTAAAAAAGAAAGCAAAGAAAATTGTCGTTGCAACTGGTCCAGCAGGAACAGGCAAAACCTTATTTGCAACAGAAAACGGAGTAAGAATGTTTTTAACCGGACAATATGAGAAATTAATATTTACTCGTCCATCGGTCAGTGTTGATGAAGATTTGGGTTATTTGCCGGGAACCTTGGAAGAGAAGATGGCGCCATGGGTGCGGCCAATATACGATGTACTATATAATTTTATTACACCAAAAGAGGTCACACAATTAATTGAAGATAAGATAATTGAGATCTCCCCACTTGGATATATGCGTGGGCGGACTTTTAAAAAGTGTTGGATTGTAGCGGATGAAATGCAGAACTCAACTGTTGCACAGATGAAGATGTTAATGACGCGTTTAGGTGAAAATAGTAGATTAGTTATAACGGGTGATTTAGAACAATATGATCGTGTGAACGAAACCAATGGTTTAGAAGATTTTTTAAGTAAATTCAAAGGAAAACGATCGTCTAGTATTTCTAGTATTGAGTTTTACAAAACAGATATCCAACGAGAAGAGGTAGTCAAAGAAGTATTAGATATTTATGGCGGAGATATACCAGTTGACTATACAAACGAAGATGAAGGTGACGAGGAAGATAAAGAGAAACAAGAAGATAATTGATAAAACAATAGATTAATTTCGTTGCTTATTTTATAGTAGTATGCCATCCAAGATTTCTTTACCAAAACTTAGCAAGATGAAGTATAATTTTGCACCACTGCTTCAAAACAAAGTCGTTTTGTATACGTTCCTGGCCATGACCATTGTTCAGGTGGCATTTTTCGCAAACAATCGTGATATGGCAGCTCTCATTACACTGGGTCTAGTGGGATTTATTACATCATTTTTTAGCAAGAATATGATCGTGATATTATGCGTAGCCTTAACCACAACAAGCATATTAACCTATGGTATCAAGAAAAACACACATGAGGGTCTTGAAAACCAGGAAGACACTGCTGAGGACGCAGATGGCGAAGGCGATAATGTAAATGATGATGAAGGTGAAGATGCAGGTGCCGTCGATGAGAAGAACGAAGACAATAAAAAGAAGAAGAAGATGGATGATAAGAAGAAGTCAGAGGATGCCAAACCCAAGACCGACGATACAGAAGGCGAAAAGAATTCTGCGGAGACATCTGACAAAACAAAGGATGAGAAGAAGCAAGAGTATGATAATCTTAAACAAGAGTACCCTGAGTACAAAGAAATCCAAAATGAAATAATGAAGGGCATAGAAAAGATGGACCCATTATTGCAGAAAGCAGAGGCATTTATCAACAAGTACTCTGAATACAAATCGAATTAAGCACGTTATTGGATACTTACACCGTTATAATATATGTTCCAGTATTATATATTATAAATAAATCACTATGTTTGGAGCAATATCTCGATTTATAAAAAGGGTTGGAAAATTATTTGCTGCTATTTATCACATTGGAGTTGGTTTGGGTCAAATAGTGGGTGGCGTTGGACGAGAATTAGGAGAAGCCCCCATCGGTATATATTACTTATGGGTAAATATAGTAGTTTTTGCACAAACTTTATGGGTATTTGCGATTACCAACTTAAATTGCGCGATGCGAATGTTAAACAATGCAGCTTATTGTATATTCTTTTACATTTTAGATGTAATAGGGCAAATATTCTACTTAATACCTAGTCTCCTCATTTATATATTGGATTTAGTCGGTTTGCCTGCCAAACAATGGGAAAACGATTTATGGGAGTTTCTTGAAATGGTTGATAGATACAGTATGGATTATATCGGCATACACCTTATTCATTTCCCTAAGTCAATTCGTGATACATGTTTCACATGTCGCCGATTGAAACCGACTGCATTCTTATCTAAGGTAAATACTACGGTTCAACAAATCAAGAACCCCATAATCCCACTATTGACTGGTGGCATTGGACAAATGTACGGAGGATTAGTTCGAATTAAAGACGCACTCTCTTTTTAATCATTGATGGGGATCAATAATTTATACCATTTAGTATATACACCACACAATATGCCTAAGAAGTGTGCACCTGGCGTGATATGTATTGAAAACGTAACCTTGTTGATTTTGCTCATCGCTATATCCATTGGATTATACCTATATTACAATCAAAATAAACCTTTGTCAAGTATAGCAAATAATGGACTAGCATCGAATGACCGTGTTATCATTCTACCTCCAACCGGAATATCATCACGTCGCGATCCAGTACATGACCCATATGCCCCGCCGTTGAAAACGAATGGATACTATCATCCGCCTGATACTAGTGATATTCGCGGTATGCCACATACTGGTGGAATTCCGGTGAATATTCAAACGCGCGGATTGAATACAAGTTACCAACAAGTTGGTATATTAACGAGAAACAATGCGACAGATGATATGATACTTCCTTTAATGGGTAGAAAAATAATGAGTGGACGAGACAAATGGCAGTATTTTACAATGACTAATACTGGAAACCTAAACACAAAGCTACCAATAAGTGTAAACGGAAAAAGTTGTACAGGCGAGTATGGATGCGACGATATCAATAATGGAGATGTCGTCTATGTAGAGGGATACAAGGATACCTTCAACGTAACAATGTATGAGAACAATCTGTTCAACTACATTCCAAACCTTTAGTCAAACATACTGGGTTTGATGTAAACTATATTATATTATTAGTTATATATAATATAATGTCAAAGGAGTTTGAAACTGACCAAAATATCCGGTATGAGAATAAACTCAAATATGATTACGTTGGGAGTAACATTAATAAATATGAAATGAATGTCCCAATAGATAAGACCAAACCGTTAGATATGACATTTTTTAATGGTACTACTGAACCGAATATTGTTTATACACAAGATGGATCCAGTTTGGCATGTTTCCACAAGAAGATCTATGTATACAAGTTATTACATAATAACATTAAAAATATTACAACTGACGATAATTCAATAGTTGGCGAGTTAGTAATTGAACATACACCCTCAGGTGACAGTAGCGACAAGCATTATATGTGTATTCTATTAAAACATGCATATCGTGCAACTCAAACGAACAATGATGTGGATATATTATTAAATTTTAAGAACCAAGATACAATGGTAAATACAAATATTGAGTTGAATAAAATCCTGCCCAAACAAGACAAATGTATTGTATATAAAAGTGAAAATGCAAATAATAAGAATAAGAATACGGTATACATATTCACCACACCCATTGAAATAAACGACAAGTCCAAAGAAATAATACAAGGTTTTGTCAACTCTACCGACCTGTTTAAAATTAGTCACGATGACAATGCCAGTTACGACGTATTGCCTGCTACAAATATATCGCAAAGCGGTAACGAAGAGATCTATATAGATTGTAATCCTACCGGAGAATCGCAAGAGGAAATTGATACGTATAATATTCCCATTAATAGTCGCATGAATACTCAACAACAAGAAACTAGCACTATGAAAACGGCTACTAATTTTGCTATATTCACCATGTACTCACTCTTGCTCGCAATGGTGTTACCGGTGTTGTATAAAGAAACCGCAGTAAAGGCGGCAATAATGGCTCAGGAGGTAACTAGTGCAATCAGGATGCGAAGCATTGATAGCATGATTGTTGTTACACTTCTACTCGTCGTTATCGCATTATTTGCGTATGGATTTGGCAAAGATAACTATACACTTATACTATCTGGATCGGTGATACTATACACAGCGATAGCAACCGGCACTATCTTGTCTATTAAGAAAGACAACAAAGAATTCATGTCGGTTGGCGATAAAACAATCGAGTACAAAGAAGATGACAAATCATATTTTGATATTAATGATATAGGGGGGATGTTTAAATCACTAGTGTCATTCATATTCACAAGCAATGTGATCGCACCGATTGTATCATTATCTGCTGTATTTCTACTAGTATTGTATCTAGTTCATTATGCAGACGCGTTCTTTGACTTTTGGGCGACTTTTGGGGCAGGAGAAGCCATTTTGATTATGGTCGTTGTTCTCGTTCAATTGTATTTGAAAATGCAGAAAGCCTAGTCATTTGTAAACTTATAGTAATAATATCATTATAAGTTTATTGTGGATGTAACTTAATACATAGACGCAGTGCCAATCTTTTCAGCAACAGGTTTAAACGATGTTGTGGTGTAAACGCTGACGTCACTGTGTCCAACGGGAGCCATTTGTTCAACGACATCTTCTTCAAGGGACCTTGCCTTGGTAGGGTTCATAGCTTTCATTTGAGCGTCTTTCTTGATTTGACTAGGTGTATAACGAACTAATTCGGCACGTCCAGTAATATTGCTCGTTCTGCGCAATAATTCATACGCAACGAAGATATACAAAATTGCTACCAGGGGGTTTGCATTGAAAAATAGGTAGATGGCTAGGATAAACATACCTAACATAGAGAGAGGGGCATCAACAAATGGTGTCAACATCTCAGGGGTTTGTACAGGTGTTGCAAGATAAAAAGCAAATATAACTAAAATAGATACTTCTAAGTTGGACAGCGACTTTAACGTAGACTGAATGTTCATGCTATTATATTATAATATACTATTATATTTTTCATACGATCTCACTTATTGCAAAATTGAAATATCCTAAATACTATGTTAGGAATAATATATAGCTATATCACAGACATTTATAATGAACCGTTTCTCAAAATACAATGCCAAATCAAAATCCAAGAAAAAGATTGATGTTTGTATGAACCTTACTGACGATTACAAACAGATTGTATCGAATGCCTCTTACCTAGGAAAAAAGGGGTATACGATACCGAAAAGTGTATTGACCAAAGAAGATGAAGATTATTTACGTAAAGAATTGTTCGTAAAACCAGAGGTTGCTGGTGCCAACTATGGTAATGCAGCAGACGAGGAAGGTGCATTTCCCGTATATCGCGAAAATACAAACAAAATATATCTACCTCGATTTTATGGAATTACTCGTTATGGTCTTCCTAGTCGTTCAGAAATTGAAGAGGGTCATGATATAGATGTTACATTCACCAACTCATTACGAGACTATCAAACCAAAATTGTTGGAGTATATACAGATTATGTAAATACCCCTATATGCACTGGTTCGGATATGACTGGGTCGGGTGGTATACTGGAAGTTCCATGCGGCAGAGGTAAGTGCCTCGGGTTGGATACACCAATATTAATGTATGATGGTACTATCAGGCCAGTTCAAGATGTAAAAGTTGGTGATGTAATAATGGGAGATGATTCAACTCCAAGAAATGTGTTAACTCTTGCGCGTGGTAAAGAGATGATGTATAAAGTAATCCCTGTGAAAGGAGACCCGTATATAGTGAATGAAAGTCATATATTATCTTTAAAGTACACTTCCTCTTTGAATAACCATACACCCAAAGGAACTATTCGTGATATTTCTGTATTAGATTATTTAGATTTACCGAAATCATATCACGAGAATGGTGGCGTTCTGGTTGGTTATCGTGTTCCAATTACGTTTCCTAAAAAAGATGTGAATATTGAACCCTATTCACTTGGTTCTTGGTTAGGTGATGGGCAATCAATCTCTGGTAAAATAATAGACAATAAACGATTTCCAAATACGTTTGTAGAAAAGTTACGTTCCTATAATTTAATTAATAATAACCATATTCCCCAAGATTATAAAAGTAATGACCGTACCGTGCAATTAGAATTACTTGCGGGGATAATAGATACAGATGGTTATTATCACGACAATTGTTACGAAATAACACAAAACAATGAAACGTTAGTAGATGATATATTATTTATATCACGTTCATTAGGATTTGCCGCATATAAAAGCGTATGTAATAAATCGTCTATGTATAAAGGCGAAAAAAAAGAAGGTACATATTATAAGGCAATCATTTCAGGACAAGCACTTGAAGACATACCAGTAAAATGTCCAAGAAAAAAGGCATCACCAAGAAAACAAATAGAAGACGTATTAAATACGAGAATACGATTGGAAAAATTAGAGGTTGATGATTATTATGGGTTTGAAATAGATGGAAACCGGAGATTTGTATTAGGCGATTATACAGTTACGCATAATACTATTATGGCATTGAATATAATATCAACACTAAAAAAGAAGACCCTAATTATAGTTCATAAGGAATTTCTGATGAACCAATGGATAGAACGTATAAACGATTTCTTGCCAGGAGCGAAAGTGGGTAAGATACAAGGTCAAATATATGATATTGAAGGGAAAGATATTGTAATAGGAATGGTCCAAACTTTATACAACAAGGATTTCCATACCAATGCATTTACATCATTTGGTATGACTATTATAGATGAAGTACATCGCATAGGTAGTGAACAATTTTCCAGAACATTATTTAAAACAATCACACCATACATGCTTGGTATCTCGGCGACTGTTGATCGCAAAGACAACCTTACCAAATTATTATATATGTTTATTGGCGAGAAGATTTACAATGAAAAACGAGAAGACGATGATATGGTATCTGTTCGGTCTATTCATTATACCGCTAATGACAGTGAATTCAATGAAGTAGAATATGACTATCGCGGTAATCCTAAATATAGTACCATGATTACAAAATTATGTAAATATGGACCACGTAGCGATTTTATCATAAGAGTGGTCAAGGATTTATTAGAAGAGGATAATGAAAAACAAATAATGATATTGTGTCATAATCGGTCACTTTTGACATATTTGTATGAAGGCATTTCACATAGAGAACTAGCGACAATAGGTTATTATGTTGGTGGAATGAAACAAAATGCGTTACAAGAAACGGAACAAAAACAAATCGTACTAGCCACTTATGCAATGGCTGCCGAGGCACTTGATATCAAAACATTATCAACATTGATTATGGTAACCCCCAAGACGGATATTACACAATCTGTTGGACGTATATTAAGAGTAAAGCATGAAAACCCGATTGTAGTAGATATAGTGGATAAGCATGACATATTTCAGAACCAATGGGCTCAACGACGGCGTTTTTATAAGAAATGCAATTATCGAATACGTCAGATCGGTTCACAAGAGTATAGTGGTATGTCATTGGATTGGTCAACTGATAATACATGGAAAAAAGTATATGATCCTAAGACAAAAACCACAGATACGTCGTTTGACGAAGAAGATAAGTCCTCTTATGTACCACCTATCAAGGGGGTAGATAAAGGCAATTGCTTAATAAATGTATTCTTCGATGACGCATAATTTACTTTCTAGTATTCTTACGCTTGTTGGTCTTACGCTTGCTTGACTTACGCTTGTTGGTCTTACGCTTACTAGACTTCGATTTTTTATTCTTAGTACGTCTGGCACTTTTAGACCGCTTGGAATGACGCTTGCCACCAGCTTGTTCCTCGGGTAATGCAGGTGCCTCTGCGTCAACCTCGTTATCCATAGATGGGGGCATATCACTACTCTTCATATCATTTACAACCTCACCGCTCGATGTGGCAGTGGTCATCTCATTGGGCAACACGGCACCTTCGTTAAAGTCGTTAATCTCGGATCCAGTTCCTGACATTATATAGTATTGCTATATTATATAAAGTGCTAAATTATTAAAAATGAATACCGACGATGATATCGATTATTCATGGAAAATATACAAAAAAACACCCCATAAGGGAGGTGGAACTATAAATAAAATATTGAATATAAATAATGACAAAGACGATGAATTTAGTATTAATGACTACCAAAATGCAATTGCAAATGAACGTATGAAGAGAGCAAATGTAATAAAGACCCGGATTAATATTGCAGATGTACACAGACGTGATAAAATGAACGGCAAGTATGGGTCGAATACACCCGAGCGCATTGAAGCGGTTAAACATCGAGTTATGAAACAACGAGTTGCCCAAGTATTAAATAGTAGGGTACGAAAACAACATAATAGCGTTCATTATATGCGACAACAATTATTAAATACCGGCAACACTCAGTTTGAACCTGATCAGTTAGAAGTAGACAATGATTTCAAGAGTCGTGTTATGACGGAACGCGTAAACCAAGTTGTATCTAGCAACATAAGAAGACATCATAATAAAACACATGAAATGCGCCAATTGCAAATTGCTAGTGGTTTAACCAACCCTAGGAAAGGGAAGAAAGCATGGAATATTAATAGTATCCAGATAAAACAGCCCGAAAACGGGACGAGCTTGGCGAATATTACAATAACAAAACAACGCAGCATTGTAGCCGATGATACATTTGTCGATGATCTATAATTTTGATATATGAACAACTTTTGATCGTCGGTCCATTATGCGCATCGGTACCCATTTTTTGAATTTACGATTAAATATACACTCAAACAATACTGTCTTATTCATATCAACATATTTGTCTTCGTCCATATTCTGAAAATCATCCTCATCGTCACTTTCTTCAATATAATCCAAATTAGTATTCTCGCGTATTTTACGAAATACACCATTTAACAAGACACTTATTTCATAATTTGGTATGTAGGCCACATTATAATACACCCGCTGATTGTTTTTGCCATACGCAAACAAATGATAGATGTCATATTGAATATCGGCAGTTACTTGGAAAATAGTAGGGTACTTATATTGTGGTTTGGCAATGGTCATTTTAATGGGGGTTTGATCGAATATGTATTTTTGAACAGGGATTGTCGGCTGTGACGGGAGTGATACGACCATGCCTTTTCTAGGAATAAAGACATTAACCAGGGGCATCTTTGTTAAAGATGATCTATATTGAATATGATGTATTGTGTATGGCAAATCATTGTTGTACTTATCTGGTAGAATGCACGGATAATTTTTATCATTCTCAGTGAGGTCAACTTTCCAGATTGCCGGTACATGAAAATGAATTCCATTAGATGAATTATTGTCTACATTGGCTAGAAACTTAGAGATAAAAGATAGTTTATTAAGTTGGTTCGATTTATCTAATCCAATCCCTTTGTATGTTAGGATATCTTCTATAATGAATTCTTTCTGAATATTATTCTCGTCACTAATAATGGTACCATACAATAAGGTCCCAATTGACAATTCTGTATCAAATTTCATATTTAAACGACCCCCTCTGACTATTCTTTTTTCGCGATTTACTTCCAATATGTAACATACATCATGGTATTTATCATAGGTAAACCATATATATCCCTTCTTACCATGAGGAATAGCCATACCTATGTCATAATCTGTATAAACTTTCGTATGTGAAATTGTTTCATAAGAAAGTTCGAATTTAGGAAAGCGTGACAGTGCATATTTGATCTGAGGCGTTAGTTGTTCCATTAGATATTTATAACAGATTGTCTCTATATTATTATTATAGTATATTATGCAATATAGGATTGCGTTTCATTCTTCATAAATGACATAAGTTCGTCATTCATACGCTGTTTATCTTCATCTGAATTGAATAATATTTCCTGCGTGTCTATATCTATTTCATCTTTGTTCGCCGATAATTCATCATCCGTTTTCTTGTACATATTATCTCTGAAAATATCCTGGTATTTTTTCAACTGCGTATTGACTAAATATTTAGTTTTTGGTTTGGTATACCTCTCCTTTATAGTATCCCATCCATATTGAATTCCGTATATTATCAGGACAAATATAATAATTTTTAAAATGAAAAACAATACATCAATTACAAACATTCTATACTATCTGATCATATAGATTTTTTATTAGATAAACGTGAACTAATTCTAATTATGCAAAACAATATAAATACTTGTTACCAGTTTATTCAAATTGTATTATGACTAGTTATCTGCTTGTACAAAAAGATGGCAATATTAAGCAAATGACTAGCAAAAATCTAGTCGAAGAAGATTTATACAAGAAAGCGGGTTTTCGGTCGGAAAGCGGTTTTAAATGTTATGCAAATTGGCCACTCGATAATGCAAATAAACAAAAATATTCAATACATGTATACGGTAAGACTGACGGACGTGCTAACCAAGAAAATAAATACGAATTTCCTCCCCCAATTGATAATACATTGTTCTTTGGTAGTTGTCTGATAATCAATATGGATGGGAATAATCCAGTTAGCATAACACTGGACGAGTGGAAGACTATATATGAGAAATTGTATGGCGGATTTGAAGATATACATAGCGAAGATGAGAGTGAGAGTGAGAGCGAAGATGATGTGCCAAGAACGAAAAGTGGTTATGCAAAGGACGGATTTATAGTTGATGACGACGACGAAGAAGAAGATGGCGAGGATTTTGACGACGAAGAGGATGATTTCGACGACGAAGAAGATGACGAGGAAGAGGAAACATATAAGAAACACAAGAAGAGACCTGTACGTCTTGTTAAACCTATTATCAAGAAAAAAATAGCTAAGACACGGGCAACAAAAACTGTACCCGAAAACGTTTTTATATCAATTGACGGTTCAATTGATTGTACAAACGAATTATGCGAGGAAGACTATATTGAAGAATAAGTGCGTGGACCAATGTATAGAATACACATTGTATACATTGATAGAAAATTGAAATAAACATATGCCCATATGTATTGTAATAATCAGACATGGTGGTCGTAACAGATGCAATAACATTCAGAAACAATGTATGTAAAAAATTTACAGATATATTAGGGAATAATATAACTGCGATTAACTTAGAGAAGGGTGTATTTAATTATTCATTAAAAGAGGCGTCTAGTAAGAAACTGATAAAGAAGTGGGAGAATGGTGCATTTGTCCAATTGTATTTGGATAGACTTCGGACTATTTATATTAATCTAAAAAACGACGAGGTTTTAACCATGTTGCAAAATAAAGAATTATTACCTCAAACATTTGCAATGATGACACATCAGGAAATGAACCCAACTCATTGGAAGACCTTGCTCGATCAGAAGATTAAACGCGATGCGAATAAATTTACTACAAACATTCAAGCATCTACTGATATGTTTACTTGTAAAAAGTGCAAGTCAAAAAGATGCACTTACTATGAAATGCAAACGAGAAGTGCAGATGAACCGGCTACCATCTTTGTTACGTGTCTCGATTGTGGTAAAAACTGGAAATCATAATTGCATTACATCATTTGGTTAATTTTAGTAAATACAATCTTGTATGCATACAATACCATGCCTGCTACTAAACATATGCCACCTGAATATATCATGGCAAATACTTCATCATTTGTATTTTTTATTCTAAACATGATGCCGTCATCCTCTTCTTCTTCATCCTCTTCATCCTCTTCATCCTCATCCTCATCCTCATCTGGTGATGTGCAGTCTGTATATTCGGTAATCAATAAATTATCTAACATAGTGGCAACAGTTTCCTCCGAAAATGCGGTAATGCTAGTTATTTCTTCATCGCAACGTTTGCATAAAATGTGATCACTATTTTCGTTCTGGTTTGCACGTATGTTTCTGAATATGCAGTCACTGCAATAAGTATGGTTACAGTTGGTAGATATCATATTGTCTTGATCCACTTCGGTTATGCAGGACGAGCATCCATATCTAATATTAGAATTATCTCGCCCTAGTATAACAGAAATATTATAGTCTGTATTCGCTGGATGGTTGGCATATAAATTTGACCGTATATCCACAAGACTACAATCGTTTTGATTATCTGTCTCTCTTATAAACTCACTTAGTTTATTTGCAAAGTAATCAATTTCATCAAGGTTCATGTTGTTAATTATATAGACAAGTGTATTTTGATTGGATTTATATACATCTACTAATTTTTCAACAACTTCGTTGGCAGTTAGCTTAGTTAAAGAGGAAATGTTATATTTGTACCCTAAAATATGCAATTCTGGCTCACTCAGGGTTTTTAACTTATGGATTAAATACTCTGAATTCATGTCAGCTTTCCAATCAATTGCAGCGATTTCATCCATATGCTCGTTCAATAATTGTATTGATGGGTCATTACATCGATTTATACGATGACCTTCGTCTAAACAATAAGAACAGTGAATAATGCGTGGTTGCTTCGTCATTAAAAAATATATATACAGCTTTTTATATGTATTTTTTACTATTTCTACTATTTCTACTATTTCTACTTATACCAATACTTCTAGATCGATTAGTTTCCAATACTCACAACCACCGTTTGGTAAAGGGCGCTTCACAATAAATGGTATTTTCTTTTCTTCTAATTCCTTTAATGCAATTAAATACCCGTCCACAATTGTTTCATCCACTTCTACAAATGGTTTTGCACCAGCGTTCAATTGTTTCGCTCGTTCACCTAAGATACGCGCTTTTTCGTATCGTGTTAACATAGGAAGGGTTTTATGCAACGGATCAATAGGTGTGCCATTGGCGTCTCTTACTATAACCGACATATTTACTATTTCGTCGTAATTATGGGACTGCATTTCCGGATGAAATTCGGATATAATATCTTTTCTGGTATTTTCATCAAATTTTTGTAGATAATCTTCATAATTATCCTCATCCGCATCGTCGTCAGTATCAGAAAACCCGATTTCATTGGTAGTCTGTATCCTATTAGCAATTTCACCTTCACTGATTGGTTGGTTATCATTAAATACATCGTCTTCGTCAAGTTCGTCATCGTCAAAGTCTTCGTCCTCTACTTCGTCGTCAAAGTCTTCATCCTCTACTTCGTCATCGTCAACCGGATTTACTTTGGGGTCCTTGCTAGGGAGGTCGACGGACGCATCGTCGTCGCCGCGCTCATCATCATAATCAACATTGTATTCGTCCGCGTCCATCTTAATTAGTTACTATATAAGTAGATAAAGTAGTTCTTCTAAATAATTATTTGTGTAATCAACTATTTCAATTTTCTAACAAAAAAATATTATCAAAATATCAATAATATGTAAACAGTTACTGTCTGTCATCCGTCTTCCAAACCATATCGCAATCTACACACATATATACGTACTTCATATTACCATTATCATATCTAAGATAAATAACGCCGTTCTCTGTTTTGCAGTCATTATTAGGACACTTCGTATTATACAGACGGGGCAACGTAGGATCTAATTTCGTATACTCATTAATCAAATTCTTGTAGTCTTGTTCACCCGAATTGAAATTGGTATTTAGTAGACACAATCCTTCTGTTGATATTGTTTCGTCTACATGATTGCAGTTGCGGCAGTAGTGTGTCAGTTTGTTTGTATTTTCTGGGTTAATTCCTATGTAATACATATTGTCGCATTTCTCGCAGAACTTCATATTATAACTTTTACCTATATATTATTAGTGTTTGATTGTTGTATTGAATTCAATTTTCTAGTAACTATGCATATTTATTCGTGTGGATTGTGGGGGGTATCCTAAACCTACCAAAATATGTATTTATCGTTCGGGCCCAATGAAAATCCTTGAAAAATTGAATACATTATGCTCACAATGTGCAACCAAAACGAATATCAATAATATCTATTATCGTACGTTCAATATATTTTAGTCTATATATTGAATTGTTCAAAGGTAATAAAAATGTCCTGTCAATATAACCCAAGTACGATGGATACACCCATCCCCCCGGTCGTCACCAAGGGTCTTTCACAACCAATTGTTACCAAATATGCAGGGTTTAATGATTTTATGATGAAACACCTTAAAAAGAAAGGGGACGTTACAACGAATAGACCGATTACTAATACACGCATTGGAGATAAAGGTGCACAGATATGGGGTGGGTCATACTCTATTTCGGAAGAGGAATATCCTACTTTCTTACAATTATATGCCAAGGATATATTGTCATCCGCCACCAAGAAGGAATATTTAACAGAAGTTCAATTGGATAATGATGGCCCTATATTGGTAGATCTTGATCTACGTCATGATCTTGAAGTCGATGAACGACAATACACGAAAGAACATATCGAAGACATGTTAGATATTTATCTAGAAAAGTTAAAGCCTATATTCCAGTTTGACGATGCCAGTAAGTTCAAGATATTTGTTATGGAAAAGCCTACGGTAAATCGTGTCGCTGAGAAGAATTGTACAAAGGATGGCATTCATATAATAATCGGATTAAAAGCGGATCGTATAGTCCAGTCCATTCTTAGAGAGCAGGTTATGCCAGAAGTAGCAGAAGCATGGGATGGTTTGCCAATTACAAATAGTTGGGAAGATGTATTTGATAAGGCCATTTCTGATGGCACCGTAGGATGGCAACTCTACGGGTCTCGTAAGCCGAACCATGAACGTTATAAGGTTACTTCGGTATACGAGGTTTGTTACGACGTGACTGATGGCGAATTTATGCGCAATGAGATGTCTTTGTCTAAGTATGATGTTATTGCGAACATTAATGAGCTGTCCGTTCGAAACAAGAATAATCCTTCCTTCTTCTTGAAGAGCAATTTTATGAAAGTATATGATGATTACAAAAATAAGCACAGTGGTGGAAACAACAGTAAACATGTTCACCGCACGATTACCAATCGAACAGACGATATGTTTGCTCTTTATAATATAAATAGTTCAGCAGTAGCGAGCATCAGAACCAAAGAAGACCTCGATAGTGCAACCTCACAATTTGTTGATTCAATCGGCATTACTCATTATGAACTAAAAGATGCATACTATTATACCATGACCTTGCCAAATAGTTACTATGGTGAAGGATCCTATACCAAATGGATGAAGGTGGCTTGGTCCTTAAAAAACACTAGCGATAAACTGCTTATAGTATGGATTGCATTCAGTGCGCAATCACCAACATTCGATTATAGTTTGATCCCTGACCTATGTGAACAATGGCGTAAGTTTGAGGTAAGATCACAAAACGGTGTTACTAAACTGTCTTTAATGCATTGGTCTAGAACTGATGCACCAGAAGAATTTGAGCGCGTTCGATTAAATTCACTCGATCATTTCGTGAATGAAACGCTTAAAACGGGCGGTAAACCAGGTCAACGAGATAGCGGTGCAGGACCAGGTGATTTTGATATCGCCCGAGTATTACATCAGATGTTCAAACATGAATTTGTATGTACAAGCGTCGCAGGTAAGAGGTGGTTAAACTACAAAAACCATCGCTGGCAAGAGAATGATATGGGAACTACGTTGCGTCACCATATTTCGACTACCCTTCGCGATGTGTATCGCAATAAGGCAGTAGGCGGAATGCGTGTAAGCAACGATGACGCCAATTCGAACAGATCAACGGAGGATGAGCCAGTAGCTGAACAAGATGACTTTGAAAAGACGTTTTCCCATCGTATCCTAGCAATCTGTCAGCGTGCTGCAAAGACCAATGATAAAAATAACATTATGAGGGAAGCAATGGAGCTCTTTTATGATGGATCATTTATCAACAAGTTAGATTCCAACCCATACTTGTTATGTTGCAAGAATGGTGTATTTGACTTTAAAGAGAAGGTCTTTCGTCCCGGATATCCAGAGGACTATATTTCGATGTCTACCAATATTGACTATGTGAAAATCAATCCGTCAATCCATCAAAACACCGTCAATGAGATTACCGACTTTATGCACAAACTCTTTCCCGAACCTCAGCTATGTGAGTATATGTGGGATCATTTGGCATCAACATTACTTGGTACATCCACTAACCAGACATTTAATATGTATATCGGTGGTGGACAAAATGGTAAATCGGTCTTAGTCAACCTTATGGAAATTATTCTTGGCGAATATAAGGGGGATGTACCACTAACATTAGTCACTGATCGTAGAGGCAAGGTAGGTGGTCTTGCGCCCGAAATTGTTCAGTTGAAGGGAAAACGTTATGCAGTAATGCAAGAGCCATCGAAGGGAGATGTCATCAATGAAGGTATTATGAAGCAATTAACTAGTGGAAAGGACCCAATCCAAGGTCGTGCTCCATATATGCCTCAGACAATTTCGTTTGTACCTCAATTCAAATTGGTCGTTACATGCAACGTGTTTATGGGCATTAAGAGCAATGACCATGGCACTTGGCGCCGTATTCGCGCGGTTCCTTTCAAAGCACTCTTCACAGAAAATCCTGTAAATGACGACCCAGAGAAGCCCTATCAATTTCAGCTAGATAAGTCTATCGACGAAAAGTTCGATAGTTGGAAAGAAGTATTCTTGGCAATGTTAATCGATCGTGCCTGTAAGACAAATGGTATAGTGGGGGATTGTAACATTGTTATGGAGAAGAGCAACGAGTACAGGAAAAGCCAGGATTACCTTTCAGAATTTGCGAGTGATTGCATTCTTCGTGAGAAGAGTGGGACTATCCAGAAGAGTGAACTTAACAATGAGTTCAATCGTTGGTATGAAACCAATTATGGCGGCAGGGGACCAAGTCCAAAGGACCTGCATGAATATATTGATCGCATTTATGGTAAGAGTAGAAATGCCCGTTGGGTCGGTGTCAAGATTAAATATCAGGACAATGATGACGACGAAGAGGATGTATTGGACGATTATGATGATAATATCGATGAAAATCAACTATAATTTACTTTCATAACTTCAAAATATAATTTTGTAGATAAAAATTATATTTTTATTGCTCGTTGTATGGAACACCTTTAAATAAAGCCCATAAGTAAATAAACGTGTCATAAATGAATAGCTCGACATTTAAAATATAAAATGGATACACGGCTAATAATATTATTGCTCCACCAAGAACATATTTATTGCTTATATATTCATTTGAGTATGCTATAAATATAATCAAAAGTGCAATAACATAATACACATAGAACAATAAGGTGTGTACAATATCATATGTGTCAGTATTATTATATATATGGGTTGTTTTGAGCTCATCGGTGGTTAAGTCATTTCGTTTTTCGGTGAGACTTGTATATAATAATTCATTTTGATCTTGCATGTCTTTATAATACTTAATTTTTGTGTCTATGTTGTGTATTTTAGTTAAATTTTTCTTGTCATCTAACTTATGTGCGGTAGAAATTTCATTGCGATGTTCTTTGTCTCCCATCTCCAATATTGATTGAAGGTAGTCTCGTTCAACTATGAGTTCGTCCAATTCTTTTTGTAAGATGGGTATTTTCGCTTGTTCGATCAAGATTTTTCGTTTTAAGTCAGCTATTATACGCCTCCATCGCTCTTTTTCATTAAAGGCTATATTCCTTTTATTCGTTTCGTTATTCAATGCGGTTCTCAATCGTCGTACAAGTCTTTTGGCATTGTTAATTTGCGATCGTAAATTATTAATTCTTCTGTTCAATCTACGTATTTCCCCAAGTTGACGGATATAATTCCAAAATCCCATGTTGTCTTGCTGATTAGATATATATATTGTAATATAATAATGAAATGTACGGAAATATTACTAACGATACTAATGTTAATAACTTGATACGAATGTTTATATCATACTTTGTCTTATATACTAAATACGCGTATAACAAGAATAATAATCCATAGACGCTTATCAATATTATATTTAATTGACTAAAATAATCGGTCTGTTGTGTTTGGTATGCGACTTGCGACACATCGGTAGTGTGGCTTGTACTTAGAGTACGTATGTTATTTTTGAGGGAATTGTTCGTCTGGTTCATTCCTGCATAGATATTCATGTTTTGTTTTTTTGTATCATCTATGATTTCGCCTACTTCCTTTATCGTTTTTACATTGGTTAGAACCGATGTATATAGCAAAGATTTGGTTTCTTGCAAGGATTTATCTATATTAGATATATTAACGTTCTCCTCGCCAATTCGACTATTCAAATAAGCAACGGTCCCTTCTTCCATTGCCAAATCTGCTCTCTTTCGTGGATCATCTGCTTGATAATCACGTTTTACTTTATTGTGCCAATTACGATCATTTATCGTTCTGCTAATTTTATTCCTCGTGGAATTGGCCTTAGCGATTTCATTATTAATGCCACGATTTAATCTACCGATCTCTCTATTCTTTGCATTAATAGTAGGTTGTTTATTTGGCCAGACAAAAGGTTTTGGTTTTGAACTACTGCCGCCCATAATGTGTTTATTATATCTATATACACATTATATATAATTTTTATCTAACTACCTTACATTTACACTCGTCCATAACTCTCATATTCATTTGGGCTATTTACTAATAATGACGTGTTCTTCATCGCCTTGAACGGAGCAAATGCTTCCTTCTTATCCGGAGTTTCTGGTAAAGTTCCTTCTTGTAAATCACTTGGTACTTCGCTGGGGGTCAGTGCAACGCACTTAGACTTAGTCTGGCTCCATACAGTATCATCATTACAACAGGATGAACCAATGCATCCTGGTATATTAATCGAACCGAGTAAATCTCCTGCTTTGCCCGCAGCATTTCTATTTGCAGCCAAATCATCATCAGACGGCACGTTTAATCCAGGAAGATTTAATTCATTGTAGTTCAATTTACTTCTGCTAGATATAACAGAATAGATAAATAGACAATAAAGAACTCCTACAAGCAATGATATTAATATTAATAAAGTAATAATAATCGATGGAATAACTGGAAAACGTTTCCCAAGAAACGCTAAAACTATACAAACTACTAAAGTAATTACAACAGTTACCTTCATTCGTGTGTACTGGGTTTGTCTTAAACGGTAGCTCTCATTGAGATTAATTGCGCGCTTCTTACCCACAAGAGCATTATCGATACCTTGTTTTTTTAAGAGAAGACGTTCCTTCTCAGTATCAATTATGTCATATACTTCTTGTTGTTTATCTAAAACATCTTTGCTGGATATATTTGCATTCTTAAAATTAGTGTAAAGTTTATCTAATTCTCCTTGCAATGTCGTTATTTTATCACTCAATTCTGGATCATCTGATTTTACGGTGATGCCAGCAAGGTAATCCTTCTGAATGTCAATAAGTCCGGAGACATCTGTTACATTATTTGGTTGGTTAGGGGACGAACTTGCGATTTGTGCCATTATACATTATAAAAATATTTTTATAATTTATTATGTTGTTGATGATTAGTCACGCGATATAAATATGCCCGCAATCAACAATGTCATTGCCGTTACTGTACCCAATGTATAAACAGTATTCGTTTGGTCAATCATATCATTAATATCATCAATTCTTACATCGACAGCCTTTTTCTTTAAAACCTCGGTGTCGTAATCTGTATCTAGGTACCCAGTATCAGGATCATTCATTAACTGATCACGCAGTCCTGTTTGGTTTGCGTTTGTAATATCATTCAAAGTAGAGTTAATGCCATTGTATTCGACATTTATCTTCTCTAAAAGTTCGTTATAATCGTTCTCAATATGTTTCATCGGAGCAATTTGATGCTCTTGTATCGCCTTTGACAAACCCTTTTCTGTTGGTTTTTCGCCATATTTGTCATTTACCTCCTTTGAACTTCGATAACCATGATTATCGAAGGTTTCTACCTTGTTCTTCGTCCCATTTACAATCTTATCTTGTAATGTTCTAGGCTTATTATAACTATCTTGCATTATATTACCATCGCCTAACTCGTATAGAGCGGGGGTAACCTCATAGGTCGAATAGCTTTGATAATTAGACGTATTCTTACGAGGTATCATTTTGCGTATATCGTTATCAGGTAAGTTCATTTCACTATCTCTTATATATAATTCAGATGATTTTATTCCAGACCCCGGTTGTATTGGAACAAATTGTTTTATCCCGGGTTGAGACCCGGTTTTACAATTCATCTTTCCGTCCTCGGTAACATAACTATAATAATGGTCACATGAATTATCTGTTATGCATTTTGCTTGACATTCACTATGTGTAGATACAGTAAATCCCCCCTCAGTGTTGCTAGGTGCATAATCGTCATATTTTATAAAGTTATTACCCATCGTAATATCGTTGCCTACAACATTCACCGGTTTTAATACACGTTTGTTATTGGTTACTTGACCAACGAACATTTTATCCATCTTGATATCAGCATCCGTTTTATACAAATAATAGTTCTCACCTCGTTGATTGTCTTTTAGAGTAGTATATTTGGTTCCGCCCTCTGTCTTGCCAGTGCATCCAGAAATGCTAGTCTTTATTACTAAATTCCCGTTTTCCGATATTTCCAACTTAAATTTGCCATTTTCCGATATTAATAGTGTTTGATTATCCCATGCGGTTCTACGAATAACTCCACCTTGCATATTCCATTTAGTAGTAGGGCGCCAAGTGTATGGATCATGTGGATATAAAAAGTCTGGACGATTTAATACATTTCGCTCAGCTTTCCATTGAGGGTTTTCTATTGCACCTTTACTATCTACGGAAACCAATGCTTTTCCCCGTGCTAAAATATTTCCATTGTTATCTAACTTTAAGTTTTGTCGAGTATATCTCTGTTCAAATGTCCGTTTCTCCCTTGAACCAGCTTCAATCCAATGTTTCCGTGCGTAATTATTCCAATTTCTATAATTACTCCATCCACCGGCTCCTCGCATAAGATCTGGATATCGGTATAAATAATGGACAACCTCTGTTCCAGTTAAGCTATAATTAAATTGGTCTTGATCGATTGTATCACCAATTTGCTTTAATACCTTACCATTCTTTTCACATACAAATAATGCTCCATTCCTATAATAGGCATAATTAGTGGGTTTAATTTTACTTGCCTCACTACTTTCATCAAATGCACTCCACACAACCTTGTAATTAAATGCATTTTTGTCACTAGACAGTTCCGTGTTAAGACTATTTGACGTGTCTGCAATATAACAGTTATATAATCCCTGTCTTGATAATTCGGGCGTACTCTCTACCAAAGAATAGTATAATGTATTATCTTGTTGATTAAATTCATTTGTAACTAACTGTTCCATTGACCAATGTCTATATCTACCATTACTATCTGGTCCATGAACATGAACATGGACGTTATGTCCACCCCAATTTTCACCAAATTGTATACGCAGAGGGTATGTTTTGCCTCGTTCTAATTGTATGTCATCGCGTTTCCATCGCATACCATGTAACCCACCATTGTTTATATTCGCATTTCCAGGGACGTAATTTTTTATAGCATTCTTTCCTATCCACATATAACTTGCATCATCACTTACTGTCCAAAATGACCATCTGCCGGATCCCGCTGCTTTAAATGTTCCGGTCCATTCTACTGAATATTGATGTTGATTGCCATGTGGTTTTGTTATATATCCATTTGTACTTGTTGTCACATCCTTAAACGATTTTGCTATGCCAGACGATAGTACTTTTGCCGTATCAAAATGTTTGGTATTGTCCGCGAAATACCCCTGTACAACCTTATAGTTCATGCCAGATACATAATTAATCTTTGGCTTTTTTTCCATGTAATCTTTCCATGATTTCGAACTTTGTACCATACCAACATTCAACCTACACGACTCTTCTGTGTGTAGATGGTTGTCAATTGGCTTCATTGCTACCGTTGATAGATTATCATATTCTGATACTGCCATACACTTGTCTGTGTCTATATTTGCAATGTTATTACTATTTGGTACAAAATATACTAAATCATAATCCTTTTTGATATCTTTAATCGCCTGTTTTAATTCAACACCATTTTCTTTGAAATCTTTACTTGTAGTTGTATCTGTCATATCAGGCTCTTTATAATAGTATACAGTAGTATTATAAAAAATTCTTATTATTTTGCAATAATATTGGCATAAAATATACCGGTAAGAAGTACATAACCTATAACACCATATATTAATGCACTGTCAAGTGTGGTTGGATTAACCTTAATCGAAGGTTCCATAATATGGTGTCCTTGTTCTCTCTCGTTATTGTCAATCGACTTCACATAACTACTCTCATATTGGCCATATTGTTTATCATACATATTAATACCATCATATTGAACATTCGCATCATCGTCATGTTCTATTTCGGTACAACGACTTAGGGTAATGAATGTTTCACTCTTTGCGTTTGGATTATTGCCGATCATCGTAGTTGCAAATAAACCTAGTTCAGATATCTTTACAGTAGCAATATTTGGTCCCATTGAGTTTATAATAAGTCTAAAATATGAATATTTATCGGATGTATTGATATTAAATGCCTTCTTTACATCCGCTCCTGTGGGTGCGTCACCTTCTTCTATATTTCGTTGGTCTAATTGGGTCCAGGTGGTACCATCGTTAGATGCAACTAACATAAATTTTCTCGGAAAAGTATTGTGCTGTGTATAGGTAGGTGTTTTTATGTGGTATTGTTGTATATACGCTTTGAACGGTATCTTCACCTGTATCCATTCTCCTCGGACATTCACTACCTTGGTTGAGCCAACCGGCGTTGTCCATAAATTGTCCTTAATAGATCCTCCACCTTGGTATGCAGATGCATTATTACCACCAGTATAGGGGTTTTGTGTATATTGCGTATATTTCCCATTTTTATAATTTGGGTTGTTTTTATAATCACATTGCCAAAAGTCCCTGTCGTCTTCGTTGGAAGTTACATATGGATTGGTTTCACCGTTTGCGTAAGAGGAAGCAGTAATTTCGTATTCGCCATTCGGTGTATATTTCACAATATCTCGATCGTCTATATCAGATATAACTTGTTTATTGCTATTCATATACTGGTTATCAGGTAATGGCCAGACTTGCACAACTTGATCGGTATTGACTGACATTTGTTTTATATTATAACGATAAAATTCTTTCTACATTATATCGTTATTCGTTGAATGTAAATCACAATCGTTTGAATACATAAAATAGTGTTGATGTTGCTAAAATTGTCCATATTAATCCGGTGTATGCGGTTCCATCAAATATCCGTTTCTGTTCATAAGCTAACGACCCTTCTGTTACATGTAACTCCTTTAATTTCTCGTCCAGTTCATTTCGCATGCTTACGATATCCTTATGGTTTGTTTTAATTACATTTAATGAAGCATCATACTCTGTATCAGATTTATATTGGTTTAAATCGGTATTATATAGTGCATATAGACTGCCACCGATCAACTCATTCTTATCGTTCTTAACAATTATGTTGTTATATGCATCGTTCACTTTATCAATGGCCTGATTGCTCATTTCATCTTTTGAACAACCCATCTTGTTATTAACGCCATTCAATTGTTGATCATTACATGTCACATATCTTGTATATAGTTGATTGAATTCCTTTAAATCAGCTAAAAGTTTCGTTTCATTGTCTACTATCGAGAACCCTTCTAATTTTGGCATCCTATTACTATATGTTTGGATATTTTCACATTGCCCTGCGACATTAAAACAGGGATACGCTCCGTATATATTCACAGAAGTTATATTCATTACATTGTTCGCTCCATGATGCATTGAACCTTCAAATACAAATCGAAATGTTTTGTACATATTCTTATCTCCATTATTTATTTCAAACGGTACTGGTTTTAACAAATCATATTTGTTTCGTGGATCACCATCGATGTTCTGTTTATCCAAGACTACCCAGTTTGTATTATCATTTGACCCTAATACTTTAAATCTTGTCGGAAATCTCATCGGACAGCAATGTAGAGAAGTTAATATCTCATATCTCGTTATTCGTAACTCATATGGAAGTGTAATTTCTAACCATTCTCCATGTAACTTCTCGCCACTAGTAGTCGTGGTAGTGTAATACTGCTCCCTCTTGCCTCCGCCTATGTATTTACCATGATCATATGGTCCCTGTCTGTATTTATGTCCACAGCATGCCCATGGAGTATGCCAAAAACTTTTTCTATTGTCGTCGAATACATTTATTGCACTATGCCATGGGCTCCATATAGTTTCACTAGACGATTTCGCTTGATAATCTCCATTAGTAAAGTGTTGTGGATTGTTCTCGTCGTTTACTGTTATTTTGTTTTCATATCTAACAACCTTAAATGAATTCTCGGGCGGGACGGCCCTAAACTCTTTTATTTCTCTTTTTATGTTTTTAAATCCGGTATTTAGTAATGGCATTTATGTAAATATAAATATCATTAGAATTTATCTATGGTCTGGTGCTAACTTTGTATATGAGATATGACATTAGGAGTATGCCAGCACCTAAATTTACAGTGTGAGCAAATGTCTGATCATATACATCCTTAGCATTGTTGTATTGCTCGGATGCGCCACTGTGTTTTTCTTGCAATTTCTTAATTGTGCCGACATATTCTTTGTTAATGCACAATTCTTTTTCTATACAATTGCCACTGTTATCTAGAAAATGATCATCATTGCATTTACTGTCCCATTTTATATTGTGTGTGTCTAAATCTTTACAGATTGATGCTGATGGCATATCGCCATTATTTTCTGCATTTACATAAAAAAAATCATTCTTGTTGTATCCCACTATAATATCTGATAATGACATGTTATAATATACAATAGGATCTTATTTTTTCCTATCAAGCCATACATACCCGATAGTATTTGGCATTCATAGCAGTTGGACTATTGCGGGTAAATTCACACACTTGACCCGGTCTCAAACAGATCGCCAATGCCTGGGGATCAAATCGTGAAATTTCAGGTATTTGAGATAAATTGTTAATATTATATGTTTGCTTAAATTGTTCTATTTCATTGACGTCTAATATCCGCGCCGCAGGTACCAATGCATGGTTCAATAGATTGTATTGGAGGCGCTTTATATTGTGTATGACTACGAATATACCACTATGATCATACAAGTAGCGGATCTTTGTTAATATGGAGTCATTCGGTTCAATATCAATAATTATCATCAGCGTATCATCAGTGGTTAGTACATTATCTATCGTATATAAATCCTCAATAATATTATCGAGAGATTGTGCATTGAGTTGCTTTGATGTCAAATTGTATTTAATATATATTTTTCGATTTGTATTTTCATTCGTAACTAGCATATCCAACTGAGAATTCGTATTCATTGCATCAATTTCATTTATACTAAACTCCTGATATTCACTTACATTGTATTGTAAGCTGTCTAGTTGGTCGATTAGTGTCATACGAGACTTGTATGTTTTTAAAATCTTGTTGTTGGTAGTTGTCATTATATATAATAAGAAGTATACTTTTTATATATTCATTCACGTGGTTTCAATTTTTTAGTTCTAATTATCCGTTTTTATTATACGTAAATTTTCGAAAAACCCTTTACTCGATTTGCTAGGTATATCGGCCATAGATGGAGGCGGCGAGGCATCATTAGCAGTCGTGTTGCTATTTGTATCTGTACTAGACGACACTACTGGTGCATCTGACGTAACTATATTGGCTTGCTCATCGAAATGATCCTTGCCATTATTCATTTGCTCTTGATCGGCACCCGTAGAAAAATCACTTCCACCGTTCATTACCTTGATTATAGGAGCAATTGTAATATTCGGCATTTCATTCGGTACAATGCCATTCGATTGAACATTATGATGATTACCGCCATTCTGTGATGTTTCAGGAGATGGTAAATTGCTTGGAGGAGATGGTTGCGCCGAAGATGCATTAGACGACAAATACGACGGATCTGCTCTGTAAATGTCTTGTACAGTTACCAATTTTAGTGTATCCGCCCCATTTATGCTAGGTATATCTGTCTCGATTTTTATAAATTTGTCACCTATGTTACTTATACGCCAAACCCGATTGGGAGTTTCATCACCTCTATAAAATACAGTGTCTCCGGTAGAATATTCACGTGCTTTTTCGGACAGGTTTTGTGTTTCCTCATCCACAGGGGTTTCGTATGGTGTTCCCGGTGCCATTGGAGGGGAGAACGGACTTCCCGGTGCCATTGGAGGGGAGAACGGACTTCCCGGTGCCATTGGAGGGGAGAACGGACTTCCCGGTGCCATCATTGGCGAATTTGGATTATATGCTGGGCTATCAGGTGCCATCATAGGTGAGTTGGGATCATACACCGGAGTATCTGGTGCCATTGGAGGGGAGAATGGACTTCCAGGTGCCATCATTGGTGAATTTGGATTATATACAGGACTTTCTTCGGCATCTACCGGCTGAGGCACGGTCTTGGCTACCATAATTTCCGCTGGCGCACTAGCCCGCGTTTCACTATTTGCCTTAGATAAGTTAAATACATTATCTGATATGATTTCGTTGATATTGGTGTTCGTCTGGAATGTCAATTTGTCGATGTTCTTTGAAAATGTCATGTTCTCCATTTGTTTTATGTTGTCATCTGTTATAATGCGCATCTGTACATTGGCAGTTTGTAATTCTTGTAATAGAAGCTTAAACGAATAGGGTATCTTAACGATACTAAAATCACGACCAAACTTACTTATATTTTCTATACGCATGTCGTTTGATGCTAAATTTCCAGTATAGCGCAAGGGACCATCTGCCATAGGACTAAAAAATATATTTTTTGCCTGGTTGTATATTGCAATCATTCCAGTTGTGTTACAGATTGCCATTTGGTAATCATCACCACGTTCCATCATTGATTCGCGTAAGAAGTCAGATATACCATGTGATATCAATACATCTCGTTCCATTTCTCCTATTCGTAAACCACCATCATTTGCTCTTCCAGATACCGGTTGATGTGTGAGTGCAGTATTCGGTCCTCTCGCCCTATAATTGACTTTATCCTTGACCATATGTTTCAAACGCATATAATAATTGGGTCCCATAAATATCTCAGTCTCAATCTGTTCGCCAGTCATTCCATTGTATAATAATTCGTTTCCACTAGAATGGTACCCTACCTTAGATAACATCTCTCCAAATACCTTTGTCTTTGATCCCTTGTTATTAAATGCAGTACAATCGCTATATCCGCCATATATTGCCGATGCTTTTCCTATAATACATTCTACCAAATGTCCAATAGTCATACGTGATGGTATTGCATGTGGATTTATAATAAGGTCCGGTCGTATACCATCCTTGGTAAATGGCATATCTTCCTCGGGAATAACCAGACCGACTGTTCCTTTTTGACCCGCACGAGAAGCCATCTTATCGCCTAAGTTTGGAATTCGGATCTCACGTACACGAACCTTTGCAATTCGGGATCCCTCGTCGCCATCTGTAATAAACGTCTTATCTACTATGCCTAGTTGTCCTTTCTTAGGCGTTTTTGACATATCCTCTTTTTTGCTACCCGATTGTGAGCTTGTGGCCGCCAATCCGATCAATACCGTCTTGTCATCAATCTCCGTGTTTTCTTTGATAATGCCATATTTATCCAATTTACTATAATCATATCCGAGTTTTGTACCAACTACGTCTGTATCATCTTGAATGTTTGTAAATTTCTTCTCGATTGTTCCCTCACCCGTTTGACTTTTTTCTTCGTGTGTTTCATATGTACTATAATAGGTGGTTTGAAACAATCCTCGCTTTAATGCTCCTTCGTTCACTAAAATGGCATCTTCTACATTGTAACCAGTGTAACACATAATAGCAACTATTGTGTTCTCGCCATATGGATTGCTTTCGTGATTAATATGTTCTAAGAAACGCGTCTTTATCAGAGGATTTTGACCGTAAGATAATACCACCGCGGTTTTATCCATACGCACTTGATGGTTTGTGTGGTACATAGAACATGCCTGTTTACTTTGACCACACGAAAACGAATTACGAGTTGCCGGATTATTCTCAGGGAATATAATTAGATTACCCATCATTCCGAATATGAGCGATTCGTGTATTTCTAGGTGAGTATATCTCGATTGTTTGTCGGTTTCTAACTCTTGCATATTCATTGCAATTAAAGCATCTTCGGTTTCGTTGGTATCGATATAGTCTAACACCGCCTTCTCTTCAATGAAACGCTTTAACTTTGCAGGATTGGTCTCGGCATCTATACCTTCATATAACTCGTTTAATTCATACATTTTATATTGGTTTGGATGGAAATCCGGCTGCTTCTTCTTATTAAACCCTGCAATTAGTTCATTCCAAGTGAAATCGTCATCTGATAGGCGCGTTTGTATTCCACTATTCTCGAATGATAGTTTCTTAGTTTCCGTGTCACGGTAAAACAATGGTCTACAAATTCTACCGGCATCTGTATAAATAAATATCGTGTTGGTTGCAATATTAAAGGTTACGCTTGTATATACGGGGATTAACGCATTGCGACGGAATAATCGGATCTTATCAACGGTTTCTTTGGGATTAGTTATTGCACCTGCCCATAGACCATTCACTATTACTTTTGTTAATCTAGATAACATTATTGGACTACAATCCTCTAATAACTTCAATTCTACCTTCTCACGTAACCATTTTATTATATGTTCTCGTGAATATCCCTGGGTAACATACGATGACATTGCCATATGTTTATGTATTCCGATGTTTCCACCATCGGGTGTATCGATAGGATCGAAAAATCCCCATTGTGTACTATGTAATACACGAGGTCCTACTAATTTTACACTAGGATCCAATGGTAAGTTTGTTTTACGCAGATGACTTAATGCTGAATTATGTGATAATCGGTTCAAATCTTGAACTACTCCTACGCGCTTAGTATGAGATTGTGCACCCCAATTACCCTTGAAGGCGCGCTTAAAACCGGCCTCCACTTCTCGTTGACTAAATACATCCTTGTAATTTTGTTCAATTAACCCTTGTAAGTTATCTTCATATATCGCTTTATTCATATTTAGTTTTGTTTCAAACGCTAGGTGAATTTGCCTTAGTTGGATTTGATAATACTCGCGGAATAGTTCGTTCGTCAGCGAACCCACCAATTCAATACGTTTGTATTTGAAATTATCACGATCGGTAGGAGGCTCTACACCCGTATATACAGACAACAACCTGAATGTAATATATCCCAGGTAATAGGCCTTCTGTATATGATTAACCTCTCCTATATGTGGTAGGAAATAATCCGCCAATATCTCCAATGCATGTGTCGCGGTCTTTCCCTTTGTGAACGAGCCAATGTATTTCAGTGCATTTCGCTGTGTCATTATACCTCCGGCATCATGTACTGACGGGGCGAACATATCTACCATATTTTCGTATTTTTCAATATCTAACAGGCACATGGTTATAATATCCTTATCTGATATGATGCCCAGTGCACGGAATACTATGAACAATGGCACCGGCTTTCTTACATTCGGTATGTTGACTACAATGTTTTTAAAAGTAAAGGATGGTGTAGGTGCTACAATCTTTACTGATAATGTTCTCACTGGTTTCGATACATTCTCTGATACAGATCTAATTTCAGCAGAATATAGATACTTGTCGTCACCTGACTTGCGAATATATAACATATTATCACCGAATTTCTCCTGTGATACTACTGTCTTCTCTTTTCCGTCGATTATAAAATATCCTCCCACATCATTTAAACACTCACCCATCGTATGTCTAACCTCGCGTGGTAATCCAGACAATACACAATAATTGGATTGTACCATGATTGGAAATTTGCCAAGAAATACCTTTTCTAAGACTATTGAACGAGACTGTTTATTCGATGATACCATTGATTTTTCCGTTAATTCACGGATCAGTGCAGTTTGTTCTGTGGTTAATTGTTCGGTGGTACGCTTGCCCTTACGCCGAGCAGGTGCTCCTCCTTCCATTTCAGTGTCATTGTTCTCGTCAATCTCACCATTAACGCGATTTGATAACTCCTGTAATTCTTCTATTTTTGCGCTTGTTATCTCCTTCAAGTTCTCGAATGTATTATGATGCTGTGGTTCTCCTCCTACGAACAAGTCATCTGGCCCAACTGGTATAGGCGGCTGATCTTCATCTAAAATGTCAATAAATTCGATCTCAATGTCATAATGGATGGTCATTCCATATGTCATATTTCGTAGTCGAGCCTCGTTAGGAAACATATAATGAGAATTGTTATCATCATAGATAGCCGGCTTTCCATAATAGATACGATCGCCGTTTTTTCCGCCAAAATGCATTACACATTGTGAACGATATTCATTTAATTTTTCGTCGTATTTTGTACCTATTTTTACTGGATTTTTCTCTTTGAATATCTGGAATATCCCAGTTTTAAAAAAATCATTATACGATTCAGTATGGTGTCTTACTAAACTTTGGGGATTTTCTTCAAAGTATTTGTTTATTACATTCCATAACGTTGAATTTTCCATAAATTCTATAAAGTAGACCTATATATTTTACATACAATATTTGCGTTTATACCAATTTGAATTAATTTAATACATTTCTTGCTTTGGTATATGTCGATTGGTTGGCATTCATAACATGTTAGTGTTACTGTCCGTGTTATTTAGTAAAAGGAGACGGGTATTTTTTTCTGTTACTAATTCATAGACATGGACAACAATCTAATGGACACTTTATTTGGACCTCTCGGAAGAGACTACTGCCTTTACTTTTACTATCTTTCTATTATTGGCATCATTCTACTAACTATGTTGGTTGCATCTACACTCATGGTTGGCATCACTAAGCGCAAGGGTCTCGACTTCTATATGCAGATGATTTCTATTGCGATTGGATACTTTATCTTCTACTTCCAGAATAGGCTCCTTCATTCCATGTGTGTAGGCATGGCATAATAATTTAGCGGTTATACGTTTTTTCTACAAAATCTATTTTACCCTATAATATAATTACCCGATGGATATATTATATTATAGCAACTATTGTAAACATTCACAGAAAATTATTCAAACCCTTGTTAAGGGAAATATGTCGGATAAACTAAGTTTTATATGCATCGATAAGAGGCATCATGACAAACAAACCAACCAAACATTTATCACCCTTGAAAACGGAAGCAAGGTCGTTATGCCTCCTAATATACAAAGTGTTCCTTCGTTACTGCTAATACAAAAAGGTTACAAAGTGATACTGGGTGATGATATTGTTAAGCACTTTCATAATACACTGAAAGAAGTTAATTCGAATTCATCGCGCGGTAACAACCAACCAAGTGAACCTAGTGCATTCTATTTAGGAAAACCATCTGGTGGTACAAACATTACATCTGAACAATACACTCTTTATAACCTTACCCCCGACGAATTGAGTGCTAAGGGCAATGGGGGCAAACGACAATTGTATAATTACGTGGCTGTTGATGATAATATTAATTTTATAGATACACCCGATGATACGTATCAAGCCGACAAGATTTCCAATGATGTTACCGTAGATACATTACAACAGAAACGTATGGACGACATTCATTCAATTATGCCACCACAACAACCTCTCGGAGGACACGTATAATAAATATTGTTAAAAAATGATATAAACTTTCTATTGTGATAGTATGTAATTATGACGGATAAACCTACTCTTTCACGTGCATTCAATACTCATCTGTTGGAGTTTTTAAATGATATCATCAGCATTTATCCTAACAACCAAGATATTGCCCAAGCTAAGTCCTCATTTGAGACAATTAAGCGGGCAAATCCTTCCATCATTGTAAAGGCCTGGTTTAAGCATGTATATATGCCTTACCAGGATATTATTGATAGTGGTAATATCACCTTCTTTTTTGAGAAGGATTATACCCAAGATGTACAATCACTATCGAATGCATCCGACATTATCAAGATTATTGACAAGATCCGTGGTCCTATTAATGCCATGGATAGTGCCAACAAGGATCATTGTGCAGAATATATTAAAAATCTGAGCAAGATCTCGGCATTGTATAGTTCTCTATAAATCTACGGTATGCAATATACGAAACACCTTTTCTGGTTCAAAACTATCCAAGTAACTCTTTATAGTATTGCGATTTATTGCAATACTATGGTTCCTCTTCACTGTTGGCATATATAGTTCATGATGTATGTGGTGAATAATGGTAATATAGGTCTGCTCATTTATTCCTCCTTGCTTATGAATGTATTTGTGTATATATGCGCTATGTAAACGATTGATTAAATGGTTATATAATGTGTTCATCTTAAAGAAATCCGTCTTCATATTTGGAAAAACCGATACATATTCTGTAATTTTATTTACCCGGCGTACACACAAATATTTGTATCTAGATAGTGGATGAATACTCATTAATTCTCTGTGTTTTATATACGCATTCATCGCTACCTTACACTGTTCTCCGGTATTCATGTTTTTTATCATTATACCAGCTATTCTATCCTCGATCATATCGGGTATACTCTTATTGGATAGTTGAGAATACTCTTCAATATTATTATAATACGACGGCAATCTGATCACATTGTTTGCTTCTCTAATAATATCCCAGTTCTCATACTCACGTGGTGATATATACATCGCATTTAACCCATCCAAACGATACACCGCTATTAAATAGATCTCCGGACGAGAACATGTTACGTATAGATTTTTGGAAGGAACCTTTAATACAAATGTATAAGAATGATCCTTGGGTAAATACTCGAATAGTGCTATGTCATTGATATCGTCATGCTCCTCCACGTTAAATACATCCTTTATTATATTTAAGATGCTGTCATTATTAATATCATCTATCTTACTGTCTCTATCTACCGAGACTTTCCATTTGCATATACGATTATCATAAAACAGGTTTATCAGAACACCTTCCACATATTCACATATTGCTATCTCGTCATCAATTGTTGGATACTTCTCTGTAAAAGTGTTATATGTCAGGGACTTTGGTATCGTAAAGGTTAATAGTTCATTCTCTGGATAAGACAGTATGGTTAATCGATGTATCCGCATTTTTACATCATTGTAACATAATATGTTTTTATCGTAATTGTATGATCTATAATACGTCCCCTCGCTGTATACGATTTTGTGTATTAAATTCATTCGATTTAGGTTCTCAATAGTAATAGAATAATTCTTGATATTTGTCGCATTCTCCATACCTAGATTTGTATTATCACAGTCTGACCTCTTTATTCTCTTTCTTATCGTCTATCTTTTTCATTTCACAAATACACATAAACTATTTGTGAAAATATTATTTAGATGTAATTATCTTGTAATTATATATTATAACGGAAGTAATTATGGATGACAATTCAGACCAATCTCTTGATACATCCACACCCATGGTAACTGATACATCCACGCCTACTAGACAAAACCGGAATGTTCAATTAGAATACGGTGATATTATTGAAATAATTGCACCATCTAACCAAGATATTCATGAGATGAATGCGTTAATTATGTATATCGACGAACAAAAGATCAAAGTGGTTGATATTGCGACCGGGCGATTTTATCAACTCTCTACTACCGAGGATGGATTTTTTACTGATGAAAGTATTACGCAAATCAATTTACACGGCAGAAGTGAAGTAAAAGGGTATGCGAGACAGAACAATCTGTTACCTAAAACATGGATTGATATTCATTTTGGAGGCGAAATACCTGCCATTATTACTGGCGAAATTACTAATTTAGAAGAAGATATGATTGAGGTTACCACATATCCCGAACTAAAAACCATCTATATTAATTTTGGTTACAAGGGCATTCCCGAGAAACTACCCATTGAAACTATCGTTATTCGTGAAAAACCGACTTCGCTGAATAATGTAACCTCACTTGCTGCCGTAAAAAATTTGGGCACCGATGATGATATGGATGACATGGCGGATACTAGCGAAGACGTTGATAGTCCATCTATACAATTTACTGAAACAGGGGAATCTATCACGACAGTGCCAGAGGACGCCGAGGTCGATCCAAATGTTCGTGATACACTACATAATCTATATATTGACGCGAATGAAATCGTATTCGGAGAACAACTAGAAGCACTTAAACAATTGGTTGAAATACCAGAAGCCGAACGACGATATGGCATTGATGCACAAGTAAATGACCTTATGGATGAAATATTATCAACTATACCAAACAGTCAACGCACGATTGCTGTTATAGATAATTTACATCTGTTGATCGAACGTTTCAGGGAACTACGACAACAATTCTCCAAATTCGATAGCCACGATAATGTATATGATTTTAAAATCAATGGCAATTATTATAAACCACTGGTTGAACGTATTCATAAATTAGACACTAAGTTAAAATGGATAGTGCCGGTAGTTTCTAACCGGAAAAAAATTTATGGCATTTCGAATACAATCGCTCCCGATGTCATTGTTGAAACATCCGGCGAAGAGTTACGTGCCATCGAAACATTACAAAATGCCTATTATGATCGGAAAAACGTCGATAATACTCTTACCTATGCTAACTTAAACAATCGCATTCAAAATATTATGATGCCTTTCGAGAACCTAGATGGTTCGTCTGAACACCTGGCAAATACACAGGTATTGACCAGTATCGATGCTATTGTAGACAACCTGGGTAAATTTCAGTCCAGCGTCTTCGATAAAAAGAATGAGGTCGAGGCGAGAGACTTCGTTATACAGAGATATGGTCTTGGATTATCTCATATGGACAAGGAAGTGTTAAAGACTGGGAAAACACTATATGTGCGAAACAACATGACCCCAAATGACAATATGACCGTGAAATCACTACTAATGTTACCAGAACCCATTGTCAAGTTCTCTACCATTGATTTACCGTCCACCAATATACTTGAACGTTCTACTTTACACCAAAATTATCTCTTGCTTTTCAAACTATTAAATAAGAATGCCGATATTGTCCCACATATTATTAGCGACTTGTCAAAAGAACTCGATTATGAGCAAATGGAAAAAGACGAACAACATAAGTTCCTAAGTACTATTCAAGAATTCATGATAGATCCCAATGTCGATATTGAACATTTTGAAGAAAATGAGAAATTCAAACAGATGCTTGAAGTAATTGTACCGAAAACACGCTTTCTTATTCGACTTGTTCGCAAACATGTAAAGGATAAGGTTTCATTTATGGATGTCGTCAAAAAATTGGAGCCATTCATGGTATATCCCTCTGATATCACATACCAACAGTATATGGAAATTCGCTTCTTTATGAAGGAACGGATTACTGAAATTAAAAAGCAACTTGGATCCAAATCGAAAGAATATGATTTGTTACGCAATACTAAATATAAAACCATACAAAATCCTAACTCTATACTCAAACTTGTTAGTGACACACAAGATGTATCTAATCCTTTGTTCCAAAGTTACGACTTCTTGATAAAAGACAAATTAAATACCAAATTGACAACACAAGAAATTCTTATGCGTATGAACAATGCTGACAATTCCAATATGTACACCAATATTGTCACGTCCATACTTATCTCCTTAATTACACCTGACAATATTACCGATGCACTTGCCACGCCTGAGTTAGACGATATGACTGATAATGAAAAGATCAAACCCACCGATTGTAGTCGTCGGTTCTTAACAAAGAAATACAATTCCATGAAAGAGTTACAGAAGGATAACGACAAGAGTGAAGTTTATTACGACAAGGACTTCGACGATACTCCTTATGACCTTATTCAGAAATACAAGGATGAACAGAAGAATATGTCACCCGACGTATTTCACGAGTTCCTTGTTGAAAATCTTGTCCAAATTCATGGCTCCGAAAAAGACATTGCAGGAGAACTTGCCACCACATTAATTGCT